GGGTAACGCTTCTGAAGGTACTCGGAAAGGTAGGGCTTAAGGGTAAATTTGACGGTTCTCATAGGCACATATATCGCACAAAGTTACTGAATATCTTTTGAAAAAGCAAATGTTTTCACCTTTTTTTTCCTTGAAAAAACGCTTTTTAATACTGTCTATACATACCACCCGTTCAAAAATAGGGGGTGAAAATCGTGCTTTAAACTTTTTTGTACGGATGGCCTGCGCGATGCGCTGATATACACTCGTTTAAGTGACGTACTATTTTTGTACGAAAGCGCACTGCCCCGTACTTTTTCAGGGAAGCGTGCAAATCGTGCGGAATCGTGCAAAATAGTGCGAAAATAGTACGGCCTTTTCTCGTTGATATATATAACGTTAGGCGAAACGCGTACGAAAGTACGATTTTTTTTGAATTTATGGGGTAGGGTACTTTTGAAAAAAGGAAAATTTTAAAAAATAATATAAGAGCGCCCGCTGATTCGCGAACGCTCCTGGCAGGTTCCTCCCCCCGCTCCCCCTCTTCAGACGGCCATGACGACTGTACTGTTGTCCAAAAGGTTTTGTTATAAGAATGGGGTTGCAAGGGGAAGCGCGACTTAAAAGACCGGAGGAGGCGTTTCGAAAAATGTATTGTCAACACAGTTCCAACCAAGACGATGCCGAACAGTGAAGAAGGCCAGGCGTGCAATGTCATCGTCAATATTGCCGGATTCAAGATGGATGAAACCGTCGTCGCCAAGACTGGCAGTGATATGAGATCCATGACCAAACGACGGCTTAACCTCTTCCAGTCTGTCCTTGAGAGCGTGGACGAAGATATGAAGGGTGACCTTGTCCATACAGCCGTGATGAGCGGCCCGCATCATGTCAACGACAGGCTGGTAGAACTTGGGATGACCGCTTTTCTCGTAGAAATAATCGAATACTATCATGACTCACCTCCTTCCTGATTACATGGGTAACACCGTTCCATCGCGCGTGAATACTCCCGACTCGAAGGCCTCAAAGAAACGGCGGAGGTTCTGGACCAGGGCGATGTCCCCAATGAAATCCTCTGTCGTCCGCGTGCTGTCATTGACGCCGCACTCGGCATCCATGATGAGGTGGTCGAGCACCGTCCCGAGCCCGCCCTTGTAATAGCCGGACAACTGACGGAGATCGCAGAGCCGGTCAAGCAGCTCCTCCGTCATCTGAACTCCGCAGTTGCCGATGGTAATCTGCATGGTGCTGCCGTCGATATTCGCTGTCATGACTCACCTCCTTTCCTTCAGGCGCTGCCTGATGAGCTGAAGCGCCTCCTCGAAAAGGTGGAGGTCTTCAGCAGGGATGCGGGTGATACTCTCTGTGTGAAACTCATCTTCCTCATAGTAGAGGTCGATAGTGCGTGACTGCCTCCCGTCACTGTATTCCGTGCGCGTGATGGCAAAGCTGACCTTGGATTTGGGCTCGCTCATAGCACACCTCCTTCCATGCTGCCCACGAGGCCGAGGATGACGAGGAACAGGACGGCACCGGCATAGCACGCCAGAACCTGCAGACGGGTGAACGTCTCACCCGCCATGCGGCTGTGCAGCGGAGCCGGGGCATGGAGCCACGACAGCAGGAGCACGAGTAAGGCCTCGACGGATTGTTTGACACTGGCCAGCGATGAGCGGATGCCCTCGCCGACGTTTCTTCTCTCTTCTACCGGAACTAAGGTGAAGCCGGTAACTACCTTCAATGACTGGTTCATTGCTTTATTGTTTAGAGCAAGGCAGACAAAAAGAACGGCTGCCGATCCGTTGCTCTAAACAATAAAGACGGTGCCCTTCGGCATCAGGATTTTGTTTCGGATGGCAGCCGCCTCTGTTTCGTACAACACCATTTCGTCGATATCAGCGATATGGTCGAGGGCATAAAGAAAGCCCATTTCGTGATGGGCGTCTCCGCGACGCCGGAGGGACGGTGGCTTGCCGTCTTTATGATTTAGAGCACTGCAAAGGTAGGGGATATTTACTAACTAACCAAAGAAAACAGCGGAAATTTGAGGGGAATTTCCCGAAATATGCCGCAGAACATAAAAAAGCCCCGATGCTCACGCACCAGGGCCTTCCTCTAAGTGTTCTTTCATCATACATATTGTAACACCGGCCGGTCTATCATCTTGCCGGAGACAATATCCTTCCTGAAGGCGCAATGTCTATTCCTGCGCCCCAATGGCAAATCTGAAGTCCTCCCGAATAGTGTTGGACACGTCAAAAGAGGGGAGCACGATATTGTTCATCAATGTTCCTTCCGTCTTACAATGCAGTATCCCGCGGGACGTTCCTATTGTCTGGACGACAAAGTACTCCATTGTCTCCTTTGGGATAGAGACGACGCCATCGGATATGCAGTTCGCCCAGTCATCGGGTTGGATGGCGAACTCGCAGAATACCGATAGAACCATGAAGCGATTGTCGTTTTCAGAAAACGTAAACTCTGCAAGCACTCCTATCTGTTTCAGTGCTGCGGCGTGTTTGGGAGTGACGTTCAAGGTCACTCCGAACTCCCCCAAGACAGGCGTTTGCGTAAGAATAGCAAACTGCTCCGTCGTAATCTTAACCATTCGAATCCTAATCATGCAGCTTCTTTAGTTTGAACTGGCGGTATAGTGTTGAACATTTCAGAAGAGGATAAAACCACGGGTTTCTTTCCTTCTGATTCGTAGGTGGCTTGTCCCGTCCATACAACAGCATGGCTGGTAATAATCAATGGAAGGGAGGCAGGCGTGCTTTTGACAACTTCTGCTTGCTCTGAAAGATGAAAAAGTCTCTCGTCGTCACAAAACAGGGGAGCATCGTCAAAGAACGTCAAGTTCATATAGTCCTCAAAGCTCATCGATTCCCTGCAGAACTCCTCGTTCTCTTCTATGATTTCAGATGGCGAGTAAGACACGAGATAACGGTTTCGGGTATCATTATACTCGTATCTGATGGTAAGCCAGGCGTATTTCTGTACCATTTCCTGCGCCCATTCACGAAGGGCTTGTTCAACCTCATATTTCTTCATGACGCTGTTTTTATGAACCTATTGAGTTGTGAAACTAATCTTTCTGCCTGCGACTTGCAATCAAGACCCTCATCAAGTGAAAAAACACGGGCAGTGTAGTCCGCCTCCTTCCTTTTAGCTTTCAGGTCCCTGAAATCTTGGGCGAATTTTCTCCCTTCCTTGTGATCCTTAATCTTATTTTTTATCTTATCCAGTATCAATTCATGTGAGTCCTTGCTCCTCGTCAACGCCTTCTGTTCTTCATACGAAATTGGGTCGTCAATCGCATTGGCCAGCTTGTAACACATCAGCTGAAGAACCCCGTAATAGGAGCAGTGAACGCTTTGCGTAGGTTGTTTTTTGTCAATAAGCATCTGCGCAACAAGCAGGGTGTTCTCTGATTTACTCTTCATGATGCTTACCGTGTGTGATGTTGTCATTTAGTACAATCCGTTGCAAAGATACAGACGAACTGCGAAAAAAACAAAAGAATTAGTGTTAAAAATAACTTACTAACTATGCTGTATATAATTATAATTATATACAACATTTTACTCATGGCGAGTCTGAGTAAGAGGTGCCCTGCAGTACACAAAAATGATACTGCAGGGCGGGGAAGGTGGGCGAGGTCCTCTAACTCTCACGGCCTCAGACACGGTAGGAGCGGCCTCAAAGCTGAACGCAGTGCGAAGGTAGCGGCTTCGTGAGAAAGCGGAAAGGACATTTTACGACTAAAAAGCCCCGCAGCATACCTGAATTATGCTGCGGAGCAGACCCGTGCTGTTGCGGGATGTCACCGGTTTAAGGCCTTCACGCGGGGATTCCGCTCCGTTGGCACTGGTATAGAGAGAGGGATTACGTGTTGCCTCGGGAGGGTTGGACTTTTCCTGGAGCGCACGCCCTATTCTCCCAGATATCCTCCTTACGCCCGTCAGAATAGATGCGGTAGAGGGATTCCCAGCGATAGAGGCTCTCGTTGTAACACTGGACGGTGATGCCAATCTCGGGATGGCCCAGCTTCTCGGCCGTTCGCCTGGCATGCTGCAACGCCGTGGCCTCGGCCATGGTCATCTCAGTGGGCTTGGTGTCGAGGGCTCCGCCATAGATGAAGATGAAAAGATGCTTCAATTCCATAGGTCATTCAGACAACAAGTCAGACTCATACCACACCTCACAAAGGAAGCGGTACTTCTCAGGCAGGTAGCTGGTGCCGACGACAACGGCTATTCCGCCTACTGCCAGCTGGTAGAGACGGGCCACAAGCTCGGGGTTGTGACGGAAGTCGAGGAAGTCAGCCAGCACAAAGTAAGGGTCTGTGGCCAGCACGTTCTCATCGACGACGGGGACGATGATCTTACGGGCATCGCTCCTCGTCCGCGCGAAGCCCAGACGGACGGCCAGCGACGCAGTAAGCATGCGGCGACGGGCAGGGTCCGAACAGAACACAACGTTTATCTTACGGGGTTTCATAGGCGATTATTGGCGTAAGTCTTGCGGATTCCTGAATAGTCGGGCAGCATGTCAAAGCGCACGGCCCGGCTGTCCTTCTTGTCGGGCTTGACGTGGTGGCTGATGAACGCCCGCCAGCAGAACCACTTCACTATAAGGTTGTACTGCTTGGGCAGTGATGTGCATTCGGCGACAAGCAGCGTGCCGCCGACGGGAAGGGCATCGAGACGGGCATTGAGCATCCCCGTGAACTCGGCATAGCGCGGCGCGTCATACCTGATGAACAGCTCGAACTCCGAGAGGGAGTGCAGCTTATACTGGCGGAAGTCTGGAGCTGCTAACATGTGAGGGGAATTCTGCGGTATACCATGTTACATGCCAGCACCCCGTCCTCGTGTATCTTCAGGAGAAGGCGCAGGGCACGGCTGGTGCATTTCATCCGGACAAGGTGCTCGCCTATCGTGTGTTCGACTTGCTGGCCATGCTTGGACATCGCATTGCTCAGGATCGTGGCATCGGGCTCGTCAAAGTCCGAAAGTTCGACCTCATACTGTAATTCCTCGGGGGTGGCGGGGGAGATGAGGGAGGGGATGACAACGTAATCAGACGGCATGGGGACAGGGTTTGAAGTTGAACGAAAACTGAACGAAGATTCGCGGGGGACGATAAAGCTTCTTTTTCTTTTCCATAGTCAGAGTTTATTGGGTGATTAATCAGAACGGGCCGTCATCGGCATCTTGGGTAGATGGCGTAATGGGAGGGGTGTAGTCGAACACGGGCGGCTGGCCGTCAGGGGTGCCCACCATGAAGTACTCCACGCCACCCTTCTTGTAGTCCGTGACGGGACGCCCGTCGCGGTCGAACTGGAAAGGCTTGCCTGTTGCCGGGTCGTACATGTTGGGGTTGAACACCCAGCCATAAAATTCGCAGGCCTTACGGAAACGGCGCTTGAAAATCGTAGGAGAGGTATTCATCTCGGTCTTTTTCCGGCATTGTTCCTGAAGCTCGCTACGCGGCAACAGCACACCGAAGCGGCCAGGGTCGCTGAAGTACTCGCTGAACCATTGCAGGAAGCCCTCGGTAATCTCCTGACGCAAACGGCGCTGTTCGGCACGGTCGCCAGGAGCCTGCACCACGCCATGGTTCAGGTAGAGCTGGATGCATGTGGCTACGAGGTTCCAGGTGAGGTTCCACTGGTCATCGTCCCACTCATAGAAGAACTGTAGACGGAAATCGTCTATAGGCTTATGGTTCTCATTGTAGAAGTCGCTGAAGAGGATTAGCCATTGTCTGTCAAGAAACGACGGGCCATTGCCGGATATAGCGTGATTGGTCGGAATATAAATCTTCGGACTGATACTGAACGGCAGAGTTACGCGTTCGGCGCCTTTATGGTTGACAGTCCAGTCGCCTGTAATCAAAGGGAAGAGGGGCTCAAAGTCAAAATTCTGCTTTACATCATCAATATATACCAGGCGCGTCCGTTCTGTTATGGCATCCCAAAGGAACTGATCATCGAGCAAGTGGTCGCGCTTGCCGCCAATATAGACAACTGAGGTAATATGACGCATAAGCTCGCCCACAAGGCTCTTGCCGGAACGTCCGTTGCTTTCGCCTACCTCGCCCTGCCTGCCGTCCATGGCGATGACGGCACGGGTGACGCCCGCGTCCTTTACGTCCATGGCCATGTAGCCGATGGCGCAGAGCTTACTCAGAAGATGCTGCGCATTCTCTTTTTCCTCGCCATTATCGACCTGCCCGTTCTCGGCCTTGCGCCAGGTGAAGTTGCTGGCGTTGATGAGAAACTGGAGAAAGTGGCACAGCTTACCTTCTGCGGAGATGGAGTAGGTATAGCTGCCGTCCTCTGATTTATCAAAAGTGATAAGCGGAGGAAGCTTCCGGACATGTAAATCCCTACGACGATCTGCCCAGACATCGTGCGTCATGGCGTTATAGCGGAGCTCGTCAATACCATTGCGCGACACGCACCAGAAGACATCCTTGAAGTAGAAATACTGACAGTCGCGCGAAGGGGGCAGAAAGGAAGGAGTGACCTTCGGAAGGGACATCTTTAGCGTATGAGGACCAAGGTATGCGACGTTGCCCTTAATGAGCATGTCTTGCACCTGCAGACTACAAAAATCTTCTGCAAACTCCTTCACGAACCGTCGAATCTCTACACCCGCATCTTCATCTTTGATATACCTCACAAAATGATCTGCGATGTGAATGAAGCTGAATGGCGAATCACCATCCCTTCGGTAGAGAGCATAACCTCGTCGACCGAGGAACTTACCGGAATTCGTGTAGGCAAAGGAAACGACGGTGCGCTCATTGCCACTTCGGTCGCATCTTGTTTCTTCTAACCAGAATTTCTCATCGTCATCTATCGGCTCAACCGAAACAATCTTTTCATCTTCTATGCGATATCGTCGGCCTTTGAATAAAAACTCCGGCAACAACGACAGTTCCCGAAGGTGCATCTTCACAAAGGAATCGACCCGGTCAAGCCCCCAAATACGCTGGATAAGAGCGTCACTCATCGTTGTCACCTTGTCGAGATGGACGTACTGACCTGTCATCACCTTTTCGTTCATCAGGTGCTCGATATCCTGCTTCAGCTCGTCCTCCCTTCCCTTTAAGGTGTTGGTGAGGAGATCATCGATGCCCTTGTCGCCGTTGTGGTTAATCGTATGGCCGACATAAGTGTCAACGAAAATGTTATAATTGCCCAGCTTCTTCATATAATCCTTGAAGTTCAAGGCGGCATGAAAGAAGTTGTTGGGGCGTTTCTCAACCGCCACGCCGATGCGAAGGTTCTTGCTCAGGTCGTTCCAATCGCTATCCATCAGGAATATCACTTCCCTGACGTGGCATTTTTTTATGAATTCCACAATGTCCTGTGGAAGAGTACCGTTGTAGCCGAGATTCTGAATGCCACCGATGCCAAAGGAGAGGATGCCGTGCTTACAGGCCTTCTCTGCCTTCTTCTCGCCCTCCTGGATAAACAAGCGCGGCACCTCGTCACCTCGCCTGTAGGCCGTGCGGATGGCCTGCGGGATATAGACGGGTGTGCCTGCGCCGTAGGGGGATTTATACTTAAAGGAATCTCCATCTTTGTCCTTGTGTGCCTCAGGGTATTGCCATCGGACACGGAAAAACGCGGCGTATCGGCCAGTTCCACGACGGAGATGGTCCTTCTTCTCATAGGTCACAGGCTTGCCTTCAAGGTCGTAGTATTCGATGATTACATCGTCTCCCTCTACAATCTCGCCCTTATCGTTGATCGTGCCAGGGCGGAAGGTGCGGGCCGTGGGCTTGGTGGCACCATCGCCGAGCTGGACGGTGGCCGTGACGTCCTTATAGGTCAGACCGCTCTCCTTCAGCATCCGTTCACAGAAGGAAAGTTTGCTTTCCTTGGCCGGCTTGGGCTGTACCGGCTTTTCTTCACGAAGATCTATTCCGAAACGATTGGCAACAGAACGGATGCTATCATAGAAATTAATGTTGGAAACCCTTTCAACAAACTTGATTGCATCGTTGCCGCCAAAGTCACAAGAAAAGCATTTGTAAATACCATCACCTTTTCCTGGGACAAAGGAAAAGTGATTCTTGCCGCAAAGAGGACAGGGGCCAACATACTCCCTGCCTTTCTTCGTCAGGCTGACATAGTCGCTGATGAGCTCCAGCTTGTGGGCGTTGGCGACCTCCTTTACTTGACGAATTATACTCTCCTCAATCATACCACACCCTCCATATTTCTTCTGGACTCAGGCCAGCGACTTCATAAAACAATGCATCGATGCGCATCTTCGTTTCGTACGGGATGTTGGCATAGTCCCGCACACGGTCGTAGAAGAAGCTCGGACTCTTGCAGGCGAAGATCTGCTTCAGGCCCGAACGTAACCGGTGCTGGTCCCTCATGGGCGTGGCCTCTATCCCCGGACGACAACTGTAGTGCGCCTTTACCTTCATGGGGGGGGGTGTCATAGCATACGGGTCACTCGGATGGTTTTCGACTCTTTCTGAATCCGGGTCGAATATACACGACCACGCTTCGTGCCGATGTCAGAGGCAGTCGTCTTAACGGCATCCATCCTCTCTAAAGGATATTCCGTGTAGTCACCGATGGCCAACCCCTCTAAAACGGGCCGAATGGGTTTTTGCACGCCAATTTTTTCCATGTTTTTTTTGAGTTTTGATATTTATTTATTAACTTTCGGCGACAAAGGTAAAACAATAATTTCGATTATGGAAAGATTTTAATGTTAAAAACGAAAGAAACTTTCTTTTTTTGTTTCAATTAATTGATTTATAGTTTCTAATTTTACAATTACAAAATGGGTTACAAAATGCTTGAAGTAAAAATCAGAGAAAACATTAAAAAAATCCTCAAAGAAAAGGATTTAAACCAAAAGAGCCTTGCTTTGCTAATTGGCAAAAAAGAGTCGACGATTAGCAAATTACTGGATGGGACCCAGAGAATAAACCTGCGATATCTTGAAGAAATCGCAAGTGCTCTTGGGTTAAGAGAAATTGACATCATTACCTATCCGGATGTGTACGAGTTGCCAGAAAAGAAAGAAGATGGGTTTGATGCTATTTTGCAAATCAAACTGGAAGGACAACAGAAAAACAAAGTCCTTGATATGGTATTAGGGAAAAAGAATGTAGAACTCCTAAGCAAATAAAAATGATGACGAAAGACGAAGAAAACGTGTTGCGCGAGAAAATAACTGTCCAAGCCCTTAGGACAAGGTTGATAAACTGCTATGACACTTCTGATGCAAGAGAATGGGCCAAAAGTGCAGCGGAACACAAGAAAGCGATAAAGGATGGGTTTCTCAAAAACATGGAACACGAGAATGCCTATTATAGTTCTCTGATTGCAGATGCTTTTCTTGAGGCTTTTGAGAAGAAAAAAGTCAAAAGCGATTTCGTCATTAGAACGGCGATAGAGATAATGCCAGAGGTCGGCCACGTTTATATAAGACCAGCAGACAGCATCTTAATAAGAAAAGGAATCAGCGAGTACGATGACTTCGCCCATGCATGTATTAAATATGCTGAAGCATTGGCGAAAATTTTAGGTATAAACTACAAATTGTAGCCCAAGAGTGTAGACCGACGGGAAACGATATAACTTATTTGCGAAGAGAATGATTCTGAAAAACAACCACGTACAACAATTCGGTCTGCAGGGACTGAACACTCGTTCTTCTTTGCTACTCACCTCCCAACAAAGAAGGACAGCCATCCCGGAAACGGGGTGGCTGTCGGTGGTTAGAAGAGTATGAACGAGTTAGGTGGGTTGTTCTATAGGAGTACTTTCGGACTTTTGAACGGAAAATGTAGACCGATTGTAGCATAAAACAGACCAAATGAAACAAAAATAGACCACGAAATGAACACGAATTTTTATCTGCGAACATCCAAGTCGGACAGCAAACAAGGCTATGTCTGGTATTCGTTCTACGTGAACAGAGAGAAGATCCACGAGTCAACGCGGCTCCCGGTACTCGTGAAGGACTGGGACGAGAAAAAAGCAAGGGTGAGAAAGACGGACGAGGGAGCCAGCGACAAGAACCTGATCCTCGACAGTATCGCCGCAAGAATCACCGACATCGACGTGCGCTTCCGACTCAGGAACCGCAAGCCCACCAGAGAAAGCTTCCTCCGTGCCATGCGCCGACCATGCGACTTCGACAGCTTCTTCAGCTATATCGACTCCATCAGGAAGAAGGATATCCGGCTGGGCGATAACACCAAGAAAACCGAGGGTATAGTTATAGCTAAACTGAAGCAGTTCCGACCGGGACTGTCCATCGAGGAGATTGACCGCCGCTTCCTCGACGAGTTCCTTGCCTGGCTGATGAAGGACAGGGCGAACAACCTCAACACGGCTCATAAGAATATCTGCATCCTGAGGAAATATGTCCTCGCGGCCAAGCGTGACGGGTACATAGACGAGGATCCTTTCTGCGGTTGGCGGATGCCCAAGGCCTCACCAGCCGTCACCTTCCTCACGGAGAAGGAGCTTCAGCGACTGACTATATTATATAAGGAAGGGAACCTTGACTTTGTCCATCACCGCTCGCTCGAGGTATTCCTGTTCCTCTGCTTCTCCAGCCTGCACATCGGCGACGCCCGAGGGCTGAAGCTGGAGCAGTTCGGCGATGAGTGCTTCACCTACTTCCGCAAAAAGCTGGAGACACGCAAGCCGGAACCTATCATCGTCCCCATCAGCGAGCCCATGCGCTCCATCACAACCAACATGGTCGGCGTAAGAAAGATTGGCCCGGTCATCGTCGGGGCTCCATCGGACCAGGCCATGAACAGGGCATTGAAGGATATCGCGTGCGAAGCCGGCATACGCAAGAACATCTCCCTGAAGGTGGGACGCCATACGTTTGCCACCATATTCCTGCGACGCACGCACGACCTCCTATCATTGAAGAGTATCCTCGGACACTCGGACATCAAGGACACGCTGGTCTATGCCCACGTTCTTGACGAGGATAAAAGGGAGGGGGTAAAGGCTTCGTTCAGCGGCTTCTGCATCTAACCGGCTACACGATGGAGATGTAGATTCTATCGCCAGCGTCTCGAGCTGGAATGAGATAGCGGTCCATCAACTTGAAGAAATAGTACTGGGACTGGGAGACCCGACCGACGCTGTTGTTGTCGCCGACAAGCAGGCAGCCCTCCGTGTCGGCAGCGGTATTGCCCGGATGGATCAGCACTCCCTCGAAGCTGGGCACGTTCAGCAGCCGCGGAACGACACCGCCATACTTGGCCGCCCAGGAGCGGCTCTTGAACTTCGGCGATACCGTACGCATATCAATCTCATACTTGCCGTAGGGTATGGCCGTCTCTCCCTTCACCTTGACCTCTCCGTTGTCGAAGCGGCCGTTCTTGTTCAGGTCACGCACCTTGTCCTCAAGCACGTCGCAGAAATAGCGGCCATCGACGTAGAGGCGGCCGATGGTGTACTTATCCTCCAGGGCTACGCGCCTGAGGAGGATATTAAACTCACCTGGCCGACGCATCATGTCGGCCAAGGTGGGTATCTGTGTATTGAAGGGAGGGAGTTTCACTATTATTCCTCCTCCGTTTCCTCGGGGGCCTTCCACAGCACCCCGAACAGCAGTTCTTCGACCTCGCCGCTGAACACGTCCGATGTCCTGCCCATTACTTTGACTGCCTTGTTCTCTTCCTGAAGCTTCCTCCACTCCTCGTAGGGAACGGGCTTCACGTCAAGGGTCACCTCTTCTTTGTACAGCTGATTGCGCTGCTCGACGAAATCTTTCAGCTGCTTCGTCTTGTCGTCCAGTTCCTCCTTCTCTTTGGCCGTGGGATTCTCCTTCTGCCTGAGCTCGGCAAGACGGGCGTCAAAGGCTACGGAATCCTCAATGCCCATCTCTTTCAGAAGGTCTCCTTCTGTTTCCTGAATAGCCTTCAGCTCCTTGCGGAGTAGGCTCTTAAACTTAAAAACTTTGTAGCTGTGTGCAGTACTCAGCTCGTGCTGCGTGGCGTCCAATGCGCCTGCGTTCACTAACGTCAGAATGTCTGATTTTTTCATTTTGTTTTGGGTTTTGGTTAAAAATTATGTTGTTGACAACTTGTGTATCGATATAGCATTGGCATCATCTGCTGGCACGCCATTGATGGAAGCCTTGACTTGGAAGCGCCAATAGCTTCCATTGGACATGCTGTTGACATCTATCTGTTCCGCCCAGCCGTATAACGCAACCGTTCCGCTACTACCCGTAGGAACATATGCATCATTCTTGGCTGTGTAGTTAAGTCCAGCCCTCGGAGTAAGATAATATTTTGTATGCGTTATCGTATCTTCGAGGTAGATCTCCAGACTATCATATCCCGGACTGGGCGTGCCGTGCTGAGCCACAAAGTGCAAGGCTTGCGTTTCTGACTTTTTGATAGTCATAGCGAACACAACCGTACCACTCGCATTTGCCGGCACCGGAACACTATAACCGGAGAAATTAGCAGTGTTGCTGCCTCCCCACATCATACTGGTGAATTGCAGGTTTCTGTCGAAATGGCTCACTACGGCAAATTGGTAGTAGAAAGGCAGCTCAATACCCTCATAGTTCAGTTCTTCGGCATAGGGCAGGATGAACAGATCATCGTAGCCACGTTTCCACGCATTAGCTGCAGAGGGGTCCTTTTTGCAGCAACCGATTCCTATACAGAGGTGATACCTAACTGCAAAGTTGGGGGTAAAGCCACTGATGTCAAATTCAACTTGCCATTGCGCATTGGTGTCACTCGTAATAGGTTCGCCAGCCACCTCATAGTCTGGATGACTTCTATTCCACCAGTCCAGCTCATCGTGATTGTTGTTGGCATTCGCAATCTTATCATTCTTGAATATCTGCAGAACGGGACGCCACGCAATGTCGCTGTCGCCTGAGCCGGTGTTGTCGTTGAGGTCGATGAAATCCTGCAGTTGCAAATCGTCACCATCGCAGTTGACGAAAGTCAGAACAAGCTTGGTAGTGGCCTGCTTGTTTATCTCATACACATAATAGTCCCCATAGTCGTTAATCGTGACTCCAGCCATGCTCATAAACGCACGGATGGGCACGGGGGCTTTGTGATTGTATCCTTTGCAAGTTGACGCATAGGCTGGGACCGTAGTATCGCCAGGTATGCAAACAAAATCAGAAAGACGGTAAGCTTCTATGCCACCACCTTGTCCTGTCCTGTCACCACGTGGCTTCAGATAGTTCCACGCGGCGAAAGTTCTTTCCCATATAGCATAGACCATGCCGTTCATCAAATCGGAATACCAGCCTTTATTAGGATTACTGTTACAGAACGGCACCTCTAAGCCAAAAAGGTTGGCCCTCCGGCTCCGCGTCCCGCTATTTACCGTGCCGTGCGATAACGGCAACGGCCCGTTAGCGCGCTCAGGCTTATACCTTGCCCACTTGTTGATACGCTCACTTGCGCATAATGTACCCACGTCCCTCGATGATAAACCGAGGCACCGTCCGACGTCATCAGTGCCGACACCAAGGTTAGGCGTTACAGTCGTGTCAATGTAAATTTTTCCGTTGCTTACTGGCATATTATTTATTTTTAATGATTTAGTTTATGGCTTTGCTCGTCCTCGTCAGCACCTTCCAACCGCTGCTATAGCCTATCTCAAGAAACTCAAAGGTCATTGGAGGTGTAGAGCCGACCTTTAGGTAGTACAGGCCAATAGTGGTACCAGACGTGTCTGCCACATGCACTGTGTATCTTGGCGTATAGGCTACGCTGTTTATCGTCACACTCTCTGTTACGAACAGATTAGGCGTTCCAGTGGATATTTCATTCAACAGTTGCGGAATGAGGAATTGGCTGGCGCTCGTCTGTCCGATACTTGCATTAGCGGCAAGGTTAAAGAGCCATGTGCAGTCATAGCCTCCGCTTGTTGACGGGCCTCGAGATGTATAGAGCGTCGTCGCACGGTAGGAAGAAGATGCACTTGAACTGCCTATATACCCTTGAACTGGCGTTGTACGCCAAGAGAACGTCTGGTGCGTGGTCGAACACTCACACCACAGCTTATTGGTGGTGCCAGCTTCAAGCAGAATCTCTATATACGCCGTTGGATAGGAGCTGCCGCGATTGGCGTTGTAATAGACGATACGGATTCCTTTAATGAATTTGTTATATCCTCCCGTCTGGGTGATGACATAACAACCTTGTCCTATCTTGTTACCGCCTTCCTTGTAGCCCTGACTGATGTTAAAGTACACAGAAGCACACTCATTGCTGTTATAGTTATTCGTGAATACGAAATCCATCGAAGAATAGGGCGTGCCTATCGACCCAACCCGCCACCATGTGTCAGCGGTCGTGCCGCTGTTGGCAAAGTCTGACTGTGCGTATTCCTTGAAGAACCTATGCTTACAGCCATTATAAACGGCCTGAGATGTAATGAGGTCTGTGCTGCTGCTCGACAAAGAGGACGCAACACCCACGAACGCGGCGTCGCCCAAAGAGGATGTGAGAGCGTAGTCATTCAGCGCGGAACTCGTTACGCAGTTATTACTTACATACGTATAGACCGCCTTTGCCGTGGCAAGGTTGGCATCGGTGCTGCTGCTCGAGATGGAGGTGGCGACGCCTTTGGTGGCCGCCGTGCCAGGGACGGAGCCGTTGATCTTAACGGTGCTTCCGTTAAGTTCTAACACATCGCTCGAATTGCCCACCTTAATAGTGGAGCCATTCGTGGTAATCATATTCTTCGGCGAATTGTTGTTGTAGTCAACCAATCCCCCCTCAAAAGCGCTGCTGACGTAGCTGGCCTTCACGACGACCGCTCCATAGCCATTGCCGACGGCCAAGTATCTCTGCGTTGTTCCTGAACCTGACAACGTAACATTGCCTGTTACTGTACCGCCTGTCTTTGGAAGTGCGCCATTGGCCAATAGATATACCTGCCTCAAGGCATAGGCCGTAGGAACGTAAGCATTGTTCTCAGACGCCACGCCTGTCGCCGTGCCGGTCTGAACAGATGTATAATCACAGACGTTCAGCCCCGTACCGCCGCCTCCGCCGCTTCCGCCGTTCACGCCATAGGCGGTGACGAACGAGTCGGAGTAGAGGCCTACGTTGGTATGCAGATAGCCGTTGGCGTCAAGTTCCAGATAGTGGGTCGCGTCAAAATAGATTCTCTTGCCATATACGGCGAGATTCTTGGCGATATATACGCCGCCGCTTACTTTCAACGCTGCCGAACTCGCCGAAGCAAACTCAGTTGTATTGGCAATGCTGACGACTCCTGCAGAAGACACAGACAGAGCCGTCGCACTGCCTACCGTCAGCGAATATAGCTTGCTCGCTGCTGCTCCGTTGCCAAGGTAATAGGTCGTTCCTCCAAGATAGACGGTGCCGTTGAAGCGCGACGCACCGCCCACATAGAGCCTGTAACTTGAACTCGGGGTGACATTAATGCCTACATAGCCACCGTTGATGATGGTCAGATAGTCAACGGGAGTTGTGCTGTCCGCCGTATCTGTGCCGCGGATTCGTATCTTTGTGGACGGGGAGTCTCCCGTCACCGTATCGACGGTGATACCCCACATGCCTGCATCGAAACCTGTATTGTTGACAGCACCGAACCAAATGCTCGAGGTTCCTGATGAAGGGTGAATCCTTATTCCTTGGGCATAGCCTGTGACGCCAGTGATATTCACAGCCCCCGACAACTGCGTGTTGCCGTTAACGGACAGTCTGTTGCTGGAGTCCGCCGCCGTGCCCAACCCCGTGTTGCCCACAACCGTCAAAGTGGATGCAAGCTCTGCCGCGCCAGAAACAGACAATGTGGAGCTGAGCGTTGTTGCACCAGCCACGTATAACGTACCCGATAGTGACAGTTCTTTGGCATAGATGCCCTTGTAGCGCAGTGACGCCGTGCCGATGTCGGCAGTCACGTTAGAGGCTGGGGTGATACTACCCGTACCGGTCAGCACGCCTGCCACCTTATCGTCAACATACTTCTTCGTGACGACGTCCTGGTTCTCTGATTGTGACCCGAAATACTTCATATTTATAACCCATAGACAACCAACCTATAGGCAACCGTTACAGGAACACCAAAGTTCACTACAACTTTATATTTATTGTAAGTATCACTGCTTGATACGTTGTCTTGAACAACACTCATATCTGCCAGTACAAGATTGTCAGACGCATCATAAAGCGCAGCGACAAGGTTCCTTGTTGCAAAAACATAGCCGGTAGAGTACGATGAACGTCCGCCAGATTGGGCAGAGATAGGATAAGAGTGAATTAGACGAGTTGCTATACTTCCATTGCCATTATCACCTATTGTGGCCACTTCAAGCCACTCATTCCAGACAATTGTTGAGGAGTTATCTGACGAATAGTTATTTCTAAAATATAACTTATTGTGGCTTGTTGAGGTGACAAGTTGAACCTCTGTGTTCACCGTTCCATCTGTCCTACCCAAATACCTATTCCATCGGAGCATGACTCCACTCCTAATCGAAGCAGGACAATTCTTATCGGTTTTACTTGCGTCGAAACTGAATGGGCAGACAAAAAGGCCTGCGGTTTCGGCCTGATTATTCAAACCGTTTGTTATCGTTGATGATATAGTAGACGTCTTAATCCTGTCCGCATAGTTCCAATCAGGCGCACCGCTGCCAGTCGACACAAGCACCTGTCCACTTGTACCAGCAGAAGTCGGAGCATAGAATCCAAGAGCGGTGCTCGACGCCGTGACTATTGACGTTGCCGCGCCGTTCAGAGATATCTTGTTGTAATAAATCTGGGCTCTGCTGAAACCTAAAGAGGAACCGTTCGCACTCTTGGTAATGCCGGTTACCACATATTGGGGACTATTATCGGTCGTCGGTGTACCGACAGAGCGCACACAGGTATCGCAGAGCTTCTTCACCGCCCACGCGCTGGCCACGTCTTCTGCCTCCGCTTCGTCCGTAGCTGGCTCGGAATAGCTCTGCAGGTCTGCCCACGTCACCATATTATGCCCGCCGATGCCACTGCCGCCACTGCCGTTCATGCCGTAGGCGGTAACAAAGCCGTCTGAATAGAAACCTATATCCGTGTGGATAGCATTATTCGTGGAGTCGTACTCAATATAATGCCCCGAAGTGCCAAAATATATCCTTTTTCCAGCGCCAATGGTCACGTCGCCCGAGAATGTTGAAGCACCTGCGCCGAACGTGCCGTTGACTTCAAAATCATATTTAGGATCAAGCGTGCCAATGCCCCAGCTTTTATCTCTTGTCGTTCCGCTATACGATTTCGCCCCAGTATAGAAAAGTCCTACAGCTGTTGTGTTGCCTCCTATATGGAACGGCCTCATGCTAGATCCATTCCCATAAGGAAGTATATGCCACGCTTCTATAGAATTGTTGTTAATTGTGTATGCGGTCTTTTTGATTTCAAGTGTTGACGAAGTGTCCGTCGTGACACCAGTCAAAGGAGAACTAACGACAAACTTCTCGTTCGTCGTCACAGCGTTACTAAACGTCTTCGCACCAGCGAACGTCTGTGTTCCCGTCGTTACCACGCCACTCGCGCCTACTGCAGCAGCAGGGATGGCTTTGGCCGCACTCGTCTTACCCATTGCCTTTACCGTCAGTGTCGGACCATTGGACGTACCACCTGACCATGTGACGACCGGCTTATCGCACAGCAACGTTGCCGTCAGTTGGTTGTTGGACACCGACAGGTTAACCCCTACGTTCGAATCCGTGTCGGCTTGGGCGGCAGGAAGGGTTATCGCTCCAGAAGCGCCACCGAACGTCGTCACGTAACTGGTAAGGTTCATCTGGATAATATCGTAATTCGAAACGGTAGTTCCAGGACTATCATTGTTAACGATGATCATATCGCCTGGCTCCACGGCAATGGTTCCAAAATAGCCGCTACCGGTTACCTTGAACGTGTATCCCTTGGACATCCACGTCGTAAGGTTGTCTGGATTGCCTCCGCCCGAAATTGTAAACATACTCTTTGCAAGCGTCACTCCGGATGTGGCCTGTGCTGCGAACGTACCCATGTAAACCATGGCGTCGTTCTGCTTAAGGGCATCCTTGAAGAAGCCATATACCGCGCCCGTTGTCGGAATAAGCGTGTTCTCACCAGCAGCAAAGCTGTTCAGATAGTTTGTGTCGCTGTCCTTCAGCACACACGCCAGCATCGCAAGGCTTACACACCCGTTACGGCCGTCCAGCAGCGTACGCCAACCACTCGATCCGCCTACCGTGCCATACACCTTCACTGCGTGTACGCCTGACGTCGTATCGAAGTAGATGGCACCCGTCTTCGCCGTAGGCGCTGTGCCGCTCGGGTGAAGAACCATATTCTGCACCTGGTTCGAATTCAGGTTCAAGTTGCTAAGTAAATCCATATTAGTTACTCGTTATCGTTGTTGGTTATTCTTTATCGGTTAGTTCAAGTATGCTTTTCCGCTGAACTCAGCGTTGAATGTCACAGTCAGCTGGTTTGTGCTTAAATAGGCCACATCCCCTACCACCACGTTCCCGCAGCTATCTACCACCGTCACACTCGGCCTTTTGCCCAAACCATGGTTGATTGTCCAAACGCTTGATGCCTCCATTTGAACATGTTCAAAATGCTTGTCGCCATCCAGTGCGAATGCCGTCCACTTCTCCCCGTCATACTTAAGAACATCGCCGCTCTGCGCATCTTCCGTGTCCACGTCTTCCAACTCCGCAAGCGATGAAGCACCTACGCTACTGCCGCCTTCGTGACTCCCGAAGGCGGTCATCCAGCTGTCGGAGAAGAACGGCAGGGTGGAATGAAGGGCGTACTGGGGAGATTCAGCGGTACCGAGGTTGACGACCTCGAGACGATATTGGTTGTCACCGAAGATAAACGAGCAGACGACGTTTGTGAAATGCATGTCACCATTCACGTCGGCACTGCCGTCGAAGGAGTTGCCCCAAATCAAGACGGGATCCTTCAGCTTGACCGCCTCGAGGTTTTCCAGGTTCTCCGTTACGTCTGAGGTTGCCTGCGACACCTCCTGCAGCTTGCGGTTGAGGAAGTCAAGCACCGTGGCCACCATGACATTGCTGACGCTGCCGGCTGCTATGGCATCGTTGATGGTCTGGATAAGCTGGTCTATGAAGGCTTGGGTCGCGGGCATATCAGTTGAATTGCGGAGAGAAGGTTGCGGTATGGATACGCCAGCCCGTGGGAACAGTCACAGGGGCGGGGGAATAGCGTTCATCGGACTCGGCAAAGCGCAGGCGCACCTTCAGCGAGTCAGGCCTCATGGAGAGAAGCTGCAGAAAGATTTCATCAGCCGAAGGGATGACCTTCACATCATAGCCTTGCCAGTCCACCAGCCTCACGTCAGCACTCAGAGACATGTCAACCACTTCCATCAGCTCCGACTCATTGAGCAGCGACGTTGAGATGACCAGCTCGGGACGGAACGACGCACGGCCGTCCTCCTCGCGATAGCTGTCCGTGGCAAGGTCGTAGGCCGTTCCCGATGGGCTTCCCTCTCGCTCGCCACCATAGTACGCGCGGCCGGACAGCTGCAGGGTGCGACTGTTGCCCAACTGGTCGAGATAACGGAGGGTATAGGTTCGGCGGCTCATCAGTCAATGGCAGTATCGGAATCGGCGAATCGGAACACGAAATCAAGGGTGCTCGGAGCGAAGGAGGCCAGCGCAACTTCATAGTCATCGCAGGTGGCCGTGACCTTGCGGTCGGCACCGCGGAAGGAGAGGAGCGTGACATCCTCGGAGCGCAGCAGCTCCTGAAGGAACAGCAGCTCGTCCTCGGTCTGGTAGCCGGTACTCATGGTGACCACGGGACGCGCCTCCACACGGTTGCGCCCTTCCGTATAGCTGTCCGTGACCGAGTCATACTGCTGAAAGGTAACATCATCACCCGTGTCGATGCCCTGACGGGCCGAGCCGCGGAACTCCACCAGACAGTAGCAGCCCAGCGAATCGAGGAACCGCACCAGGTACTTATCCTTCGTCATAGGCGACTGCTCAAACTGAATAGTGCAGGCCTTGGTGCGATAGCCATAGATATCCAGGTGATCAGGGGTATAGTTGAAGTTCGCCAGCCAATAGGCACGGATCCGCGCGAGATTCAACGCGGCAAACGTGTCCTCGGTGGCAGAGGGGGTATAGCTGTCGCTGCCACACGCCACCTGAAGGGCCACGGGAACAATCATCGGCAGCGGCATAATCTCCGACACCTTCATCTTGATCAGCGAGGCGGTACCGCGAGCGGTGAAGAAGAAGTTCGTGGCGGCCATGAAGCGGACTGTGAAGATGCTGGTGTTGCCGAGCGCACGGAACGCCCGTCGCGAGATGCCGCCCAGATAGACGGTCAACGACAGAGAGATGGGGCCATAGCCGTCATCATCAGTCACCGAGACAACCACGCTCTTCGACTGGCCTGTGATGGGGATGACGGCATTCGCATTGTCGTTGCTGCAGAGCTGTGCCACCAGATGGGGAAGGATGATATCATTGAGTACGACAAAGAAATCGCCCGACCCGCTGCCGATATAGACAACCGTCCCGCCGACAGACACCGTGTAGGTGGCCATGCCGTCCGTAGCGATGGACAGCCTGATGGGGTTGCCGACAAGGGCCTTCCCCGAAGGGGATAGTGACACTGCAAGACTCATAACAAGAGCAAAGGTACAATCCCCAAGGGAGGTGATAAAGGACAAAAAGGCAACTTGGGTTTCTCTCTCCCATTGCCGTGCAAAGGTAGCAGCTGCCGTCAACCGCAGTAAAGAGTGCTGAAGAGGCCATCTTGCAAATCTTCCCAAAACTTTCAAATTCTTTCAAGACTGGAAACTTTTGAAAACATTTGCCCGCTTCTCTTGACAGCGTGTCCGGCTGCTGCAGATGAAAGCACAGCAATGGGAGAAAACCAAGTTCATTATATGTTTAACCTTAAATCAATCCACAATGGGAACTGAACTGATGGCCGCTGAACCTACTCAGCAATTCGATTTCGTCACCAACAAGGTGCAGTGCATGACTCTTGACACGCTGAAGCGTACCGTCAAGGAAAAGGACTGGGACGGCAACCCTGTCAAGGGAATCTATCATTACCAGGTCATCGAGCGGGTCGGACAGATCTGCAACAAGTACAACCTGAACTGGGAGATTCATGAGATCTTCGCCAGCTCCACCGGGCCGAAGGCCATGATGGGTGTGAGCATCGCCCGCGAGCTCGAGGAGCAATACGGAGAGAAGGCCGTCGAGGCGCACATCCTCCGTCGCGTCTACGCAACCATCGACATCAAAAACTGGGAGACAGAAGAGCTGACGACGGCGCTGGCCATATCCTTCCATCAGGACGGGCTTACCTTTGCCATCGGCCCTTGCGTCAGGATCTGCCATAACCAGTGCATACTCGGCGCCGAACGCCGCTGCTCCAACTACGGAGGCAAGGATAAGTTGAGCATCGAAGAGATGTTCGACCGCGTCGATGAATGGCTGAAGAACTTCGAGACGGAAATGACGGAGGACCGCGAGCGCATCCGCCGCCTGAAGGAACGCACACTGTCAGCCACGGACATCTATCTCCTCATCGGCATGCTGGTGACCGCACGCGTCACGCACGACAGCACAAGCATTAATGCGCTGCTCAGGGACGAGGAGAAAATCAAGACATACCCGCTTAACCAGGCACAAATCTCAGCATTCACCGAGAACATGCTGCTGTTGTCGCGCGAGAAAGCCGAACGGGGACAGACTGTCACCGCTTGGGACGCCTATAACGTGGCCACCGAAATCTACAAGCCGGGAAAGACGGACTTCCCGTCCATCATCCCGCAGAACACGGCCATGGCTGAGATGATGCTTGAGTTCTAACAGGAGGGGCTTTGGCCCCTTCCTTATACTATATGCAGCCATGAACGTAAGAGTAATGAAGCAGTTCGAGGAACTGAAGGCCAAGCATCCTGATGCCATCCTCTTGTTCCGATGCGGCGACAGCTATGAGGCGTACAACGAGGATGCCGATGATACAAGCGACATACTCGGCCTGCAGGTGAACCGCGTGCCCGGAGTCCGATGGACAGCGTTCCCGCACCATCAGCTGGACACGAACCTTCCCAGGCTCGTCAGGGCAGGCAGGCGAATTGCCATCTGCGATGAGCTGCAACCGCCGAAGCGCGGTGAAGAACCAAGGGGATTGATGCTGAAGAAGGAGGAAAGACGTGAGCCGGTACAACTCAGTTTGTTCTAAAATAACAGCAGCTGACATAAACCTAAAGCCGGTTCCCTAACATCTTGATATATTGTTTGGCACATTCCACTATTGATGTAGGGGGTTTAAGGCCGTGTCAGCTGCTGTTGCTTGCTAAGATTAGTCCTGAAGCTCCTTTGCGTGATTGAGCTTCTTGAACCAGGTGTTGATGAAGGCCTTGATGACAGGGATATCGTAGAAGCCGTTCGACGAAAGGCCTACGACTACGCACAGACAGACAAGGCCGAGCCATGTGGGCGCACCGAAGCTGATGAAGCCAAGTGCCCACGCACAGAAGGAGAACACTGAGCCGACCAACCAGGAAACGGCCTGCTTGACCGACCCCTTAATCTGGAAGCGACGGTTGATGGCTCCCGTCAGCATTGTCGTGAGGGTCACGAGTAGAGGCGCCACATACCAGAACGCCTCGCTGAAAATACCGTTGATGTCCATTTCTTTTCGTTTTTAGTTAATACTTATTGTGCCAACTTTATATCCTTTTTTGACCACCATTTTGACCACCGTTCGGATCACGTCAGGGACACCATTTCGTTGAGTGTAACGAGATGGCAGTCCGTAAGGTCGGAGTGCTGAATGATGAATCCGGCTATACGCTGACGACTGGCGCAGCCCGTGAGGCCTTCGGCAGCAGCCAGCTCCAACATGGCGTCGATAGCGTCCAATGTCTGTTTAGAGAGGAGTCCTGCAGGCGTGTCGAAGCCTATGGCTTGATGATTATTGCCGAAATCAACAACATCATCGTCCAACCTTCTGTTCCTGCCACGATAGGATGGCAGCTCCAGCTCGCGGTTGATGCGGGTGTCGCCCACGTGGATGCAGATGGCCATCTCTTTGATGAGGTTGTCGAAGAACATGCGGTTTCTCCGGCTGCGATTAGCAAGGGAGATTCCTTTCATATTAATAGGCCGTTGCTGTGAGGGTGACGGTGACTGTTCCAGCATTGGAGTGTTCCCATGTATCCCATGCAGAGAGCGCGGAATCGCGATACTTCACCACAACATGCATCCGCAGCGTATAGGTATATTGAATGGTACTGTGGGACGAGACCTGTGCTGCCGTAGGCAGGCGAAGATCTGACGGTGACTCCTTTTCTTCTTCAGTATAGGTTAGCTCAACTTCAGCGTTCGGGTGTTGTTCCAGAAAAGCGTTCAGCAGATAGCACAGATCCTCCTTCCGCTGATTGATGTTACTGCTATATGCCCAATACCCCGCTGAAGGAGTAAGATCCTGAACGGGAATGTCCCATTCGGAAGCAGCCGCACCCGCCGAGGTGTGCAGCGGTTTCATCGTGCGCAGCGTAGCCGCGCGGCTGACATTCCGCGACAGGGGGAAGGCCTGCGTCAGCTTGTCGATGAGCACGGGCTGGCCGAACAACAGCTTCAGACGCGACAGGTCGGGCAACGACGCGCCGCACGACAGATCCGTCTCTACCGTACGCCCCGAGAAGCGGAGCATACGGTCATAGTCCCGCCAGTACTGGGCATAGGCTCCACTCTCGCCCACGTATATCAAGCTGCTGTGATAGACGTTGCCCTGGGCATCCACGAAATGGCTGCCATCGGGGGCGTAGCAGAGCGGACTGCCGTAGAAGAGTCCGTACGGCTGCGCATCGCCCGCCGTCACGTAGTCACCATGGGCAAAGCAGAAGGCGAGGTCGGTGGAACGGGACAGCGTTTCGTCGTCATCAGCCGAGGCCTTGAGTACGGTGTGTGCATTGCGCACACCGCATAGATAGAGGGGCAGGGCAAAGAGGTTGAACGGCGGCATGTTGCCTACGGTGCCAGTGCCACTGTAGGCATACATGGGAACGAGGGTGTCCGCCCCGTCCATGGACTCCTCGGCCACGCCGTCGGTCTTACGGTTCCAACCGTGGTGCATCGAGGAGAAGAAGCTGCGCTGCATGGGATCATCGCCGTTGCGGTAGAGGGTGCCGGTGAAGAGATCCTGGACATACTTCGGCAACCCCTTCACCAGACGGCCTCCGGCATTGGTGTCGGTAAGCGCACCGTACTTCGACAGAAGAGCCTCGAAGGATTCTTCCTTCGTGTCGCCATAGGTGTAGCTGCTCTTGCTGGCGAGCACCAGCTGGCGCGGGTCGTTCATCGTCAGTCTGGGGCGAGAGGCGTGGAACCACGTCAGGTCGGAGTCAGGTTCTGCAGCAAGCGTGTCGCGCAACAGCACGCAGCGAGCCGTCAGGCTGCTCCCATCCAAATAGAACACTGCGCCGAAGTGCACCTTCAGTGAGTCCAGAAACTCATTGATGGTGCAGTCCGGCAGCAGGTCGGCGTAGCTGAGCGTGCCGGTGACAAGCGCATCGGCGGTGTTGTTCAGAAGAACCAGGCGCTTCAGCTGCGGGTCGGTGTCGAAAACATTCTCAGCGAGCGTATAGCCGTAGCAGTCGAAGAGGATGTGAAGGAAACGGCCTACCTTCAGGAACGGCGTGATGCCATAGCCCCGCGGGACCTGAACCGTGTTCCCCTTCGCACCGTCACCCACTGCCACTGTCCGCTCGGCACTGTATAACACGGTGCCGATAAGGTCGCCGGACTTGCGCACAGTGTCGTCGCGATACGTCTCATTGAGGACAGTGCAGACGGGGATGGCGTCTGCGCCTGCATCGTCTGCGGGCTCATCGAACTCAACGGCCACGGGAAAGACGTGATAGTCCAGCTCCACTTCCCGACGATAGCAGGCGTTCATCAGGGAGATGAGCGTACCCAGCGGGTCGTTCCCGTCGGGGGTATACGTCGGCAGGCCGGGTATCTCGCGGAGCTTTCTGTCAGCCCACTCGGCATACATCAGGCTCTCGTCGGTGCCCAGCGAAATCTCAATGCCATCGTCACCGACACCTACAAGGTTAATCTTGCAACGGCGCATGAACACGCCATCGGCAAACACCCCGTCGCGAACGTCGCGGCGGATGGCCGCGTCGATGCGACCCGGATGGCCGAGCAGGCGGCGGTTGTGCGGCGTAGCAGGCAGCGTCAGGGGAGCCGTCTGGCTGCCGCGCTCGTTGAATATAGGGGAGAGGATATCCCACTCCAGGGAATAGTCGCGGGGAAGGTCGAGGAACTCCTCGCCGATGGATATCTTCAGTGCCATTATTGATTGTCTTTACGGGTGAAGGGCGCCTCACTTCTGCGCCTGATCTCGTTCGCTTTGTCGTGGTCCGAAAGAAGGACGTAAGCCCGGATGAGGGTAGGCCATGTGCGGATGATGGCCTTGATTTCGTCGAGCCGCTCCAGCAGCTCCTTCTCGTCAGAACGCGACACGTGCGATGCTTTCTGGGGGAGCGCCGTGTAGTTACCCTCGGCACGCTGGGGGACAACACCCTTGCGGGCGTCATTGATCGCTTCGACGACCAGGCCATAGTTCACGTGAGCCTTCAGGCGGCGGAGGTCAGTAGCATTAACAATCAGTTCCGCGCCGCTCTCAGCGATCAGCGCAGGCTGATTGACAATGCCCGTCTGCGGCGGGCCTACATACGGCACACGCTCATAGGTCTTGCCGTCGGAAGCTCCGATGACATCGTACCGGCCTGAGGCATACTGCACGACCCTCTCCATCGCTGTCCCAGCCGACGCGGAGGAGGTGCCGGAGGGCGTCGATGAAAGACTCATGGCCTTGACCTTGTTATACTCCGACAAGGCGGACGCATATTGCGCGGCACCCGTGGCCGCCAACAGTGCGGCAGCCACCGCGCCGGCAACAGGACCGAGCTGGGCAAAGCCGGTCATGATGGCCACCGCAGTGTCGGCGGTAATCTGCGAGAGTTTCATGACAAGATTCGAGAGGGCGTACTTCTTCTGTATCTCCAGCTTGGCATTGGCCTGCTCCGTCTCGAGCGCAGCCGTGTCCTCGCCGTTGTTCTCGGCTGCTTTAATCAGCACCTCGTACTTCGCTTCGACGGCATCAATCTCTGCCTGCTGCAGGGATTCGATGGCAGTGGAGGCATAGCCGCTCAGCTGGTCGTAGTAAGCTCTTGCCTCGGAGATGCGCAGGTCGCGCAGCGCCCGCTGGTGCTCCTCCTCGGTCATATACTCATACTGGAGATAAAGGTCAAGCTCCTTACGCTTCAGGTCGTATTCGGATTCGATAGACTGCTGAATCAGCATTCCCTGCCACTTCTCTTCGGCAGTCAAGGCTCGGCGGGCTTCGCTAAACTCGCGACGCCGAACATCCTTCTTCAACTTGTCGGATTCGTCAGCATACCATTCATCCAACGCCAACAAGGCCTGCTGATAGAGCTGGTATGCCTGAAGGTCGGCGGTCTGACGTTCCTGCTCATCGGCATAAAGTTTCTCGTTCGCAGCCAACGCAGCATGGTAATAATCATCCAAAGACTTCTCACGTTTCTCGAAGTCCTTGTCCAGCGACTCAAATGGATTGGCGCGCTTGCTCACCAGGTCGCGGCCCTCCTCCAGCTTCTTCAGGCTGTCGTAGAGCGTCTCTTCAATCCGGATGCGAGCCTTTGCCGATTCGTCCTCGGCCTTCTCACGCTCACGGTGGATGCTGCGCAGCTTCTTCGTGCGCTGTCCCTCCTTATCCACCTGAATGCGACTCATCTCATCGTGATACGACTGATAGAGGCCGCTCAGCTGGGCATAGTGCATACGGTCCAGCTCGGCCATGCGCACATTGTACTGTTCCTTGGTGATGAGCTTCTGCGCCAGCTGACGGTCGAAGTTCCGCTTGTCATCCTCATACTGCTCGTTGAGCAGCGTAATCAGACCGTTCTCACCCTCATACTTCTCAACGAGGCGCTCGAGGGCGGACTTCGTGTCAGTATCACCTCCGCCACCGCCACCGCCATCACCACCTGCATTACCACCACCGAAGTCAATGGTGGACAATCCGGCTGACTTGATAAGCTCCCCCAGTTCTGTGTACGCATTGCCTATCTGCTTCAATTCCTCCTCGGTGGCCATACGCTTTTTCTTCGCCTCAAGATAGAGCTTGTCGAGGGCTTCCGTGGAGGAAGCGACATAGCCGGTGATACTTGAGCCGACAGCGACGTTAGGCGTTGTCTTCCGGAAGTTGTCGTAGCGTTCCTCCTGCTGACGGAGCTCGGGCAGCTGCTGATTCAGTTCCAGCTCGCGCTGGCTGAGTTCGTCCATCTTGGCACGGGCCGCACGGGCACGTGACAACTGCATCTCACGCTTGATATATTCATCGAGAGCAGATACATTGTCGTTGATCAGCCGTCCCTCTTCCGTCAGGTCGGCATGATAGCCGGGGACAAGTTCCTTCAGACGGTTGAGCGCAGCTTCACGGTCGCTATAGGATGCCGCATTATCGTGGAGAATCCGGTTCAGTTTGTTCACCTCCACCGCCTCGGCGGACAGTCCTTCTTTAGCATCCTTCTCGACGTCGCGGAGCGCCCGCATCGCCACGGTGACCTCCTTCGTGCGGTTCGACAGCCTGTAGAGCAATGTAATGAGAGCCGTAGCGGCGGTAGCAATGGTCACGTAGGGATTCTTGGCAAGCACCGCCCAGAGTTTCCTGAACGAAGCACCGAGATTGACATTCGATAAGGATAAGATCTTATTCCAGACAACGCTCGCCCTGCAAGCTACCGTATAGGCGACAAGGGTAGGAATCAGAGCCGCTATATGCGAACGGTACTTGATGAAGGCATCCACAATCTGCGCCAGCAGCTTCAGCGATACCGTTCCCATCGAGTAGATGCGCGTGACCACGGGCTGGAGCTTCTCGCCGAGTTCTACGCGGAGCGCCTGGATCTGTTTCACGTGTTTCTCGCGCTTAGCCTGCCAAGTGTTGTTCATGATGTCGAACTGGCGCTGTGCCTCCGTGTTCTCCTCGTAGGCCTTGTTGGCCTGCGCCTGCGCCTCGCGTATCTTGTCGGTATGCTGCGCCAGCGTGGTGAGTACTTGGACGGCACGCTTGCCGCTCATATTCATCTCGTCGAACATGGGCGCAATCTCCATCAGGCCGCCGCGGTCGTTCATCTTCTGGATGAAGGTGATGACTGCTTCGTTCATGTCCTCGCGGACGAGCCTGGTAAACTCCTCCACCTCTATCGATGCGAGCCGTGCGAACTTCGCTGGGTCCTTCGCCATGTTCACGATGAGCGTCGAGAGAGCTGTGGCCGACATCTCCACCTTCTGCATGTTCTGGTCGAGGGCGCTGCCGAGGCCGAGGATGTCGGCGATGGTCATGTGGGCCGTCTCGCCGACGCCGCCGAGGCGCGAAGCGAATTCAACCAGGTAGGGCTCGCAGGCCGACGAATTCTCGGCCAGCACCGTCACGGCACTGGCGGCGCTCATCATGGCCGTCTCAAGACCCAGTCGCTTATCCTCGCCGAAGAGCTGCGACAGCTTGCCGATGTTCTTCACCGCATCTTCGCCGAGGCCCTCGCCCAAGGAGAGCTTGATTTTGTCGGCCGTCTCGACGAAGCGGGTCAGGTTCTCTACGCCCTTGATGCCGAGACGTCCGGCGTCGGCGGCAAGAGCTTCCAGCTGCAGCTGCGAGGTCCGGGTGTCGATATTACTTAACGAGCGGTTCAGCCGCTTCACTTCTTCGTCGGTCAGCCCGGCGTATTTCCGCACCTTGGCCATCGCCTCCTCCATCTCCTGGAAAGCGGCAACAGCCTTGCGGCCGGCAGCAACGAGGGCGGTGATGCTCGTAGCTGAAGTAGTCAGGAGCAAGAAGTACTTGTTAAATGCGCTCGCGACACGGGCCAGGAGCCCCCGGCGTTGGGTGAGGCCAGCATTGTACTGCCTATCGGCGACGGACAGGCGGATGGTTGTCTGGCGAAGCAGCTCCATGGCGCGGTTGAACTCAGCCGTGCCAGGAACAAGGTTGTTCAGTTCCTTCTTCAGTGCCCGCTTCGCTGTCAGCAGCTGGCTATAGGTGGCTCCGGAGAGGTTGTTCAGCGTCCGGCGCAGCTCCTCGTTCTTCAGGCGCTGCGCCTCCACCTTTTTCTCGAAGCTGGCCAGTGACGATTCTGCCCGCTTCGTCTCGCGGACATTGTCGGCCAGCGTCTTATTCATACCCTCCAGACTTTTCTTGTAGGCGGCTATCTGTGTCCGCAGTTCCTTGGCCTGGAGGCTGTCGCCCTTGCCGGCAGCCTCCAGACTGGCCAGCTGCTGCTTCATCGCCCCAAGGGCGACGGTCAGATTGGTGACGGATGTCTTCTGCGCCTCACCTGCGGCGCGCAGATCGTCCAGCTTCTTACGATAGTTCACCAAAGCCGCCTCCATGCTCTTCAATGACTGAGCATATTGGCTACTATCAAGATAAACCTTGATTGCTCTTGTTAAATCCTGTGCCATAGATATATTTTTTCTATAGCACAAAAATAGCCTGTCAGGGACAGGCTACAAAGGACAAACTACAAGGAAACGATGGCAAGGACGATGACGAGGACAAAGAGGATGACAAAAAACACCGCCATGGCCGGAGGCAGCTCGTCCGACGGTAGTTCCGGCGAAGGTACCGGCTCTTTGTAGCGCGGACAGGATAGCTTCCTCTCGTTCGCCTCCTCTTCCATATTGGCAAGAACGGCGGCTATGTCTTTCGTCGTATGCAGAAAACTCATGACTACTCTGTTTTGGACACAAAGATAGGCCATCCTCTGGACTCCTGCAAGAAAAGGGTATATGTTTTACAGCATATTCGTTAAATATATAGGAACTCACTATGTACAACCATGTCGGCGCAGTAACGAGACGCGATATCCAGCAGCTGCGGGGCGTAGCGGTCCATGACGGGATTGAACCAGTCCTTGGGTGTCCGCCTGCCACGTCCGGCCTTGCCGAGGCTGGCGGGATTTGTCTCCTTGCGCTGGCCAAGGCGGTTCATCCAGTGCGAGCCTATCTTGCCGCCCTCGCCGCGGCCTGCCCCATGATGCAGGTAGATGCCATGGCGGGCGAAGCGGAAACCGATGGCCACCGGCTCCTTGTGGAACCGCTTATCGTAGCGCACCTTGTAGCTGATGCTGTAGGTCAGCCGCCGCGACGGGTCTGTCTCATGCGAGACGCCCGTATGCTTCGCCGAGCTGATGCGCAGCGCCTGGCAGACCTCTTCGCCCCAGCGCTTCAGCGCTTCGTCAAACTCCTTTAGGGCTTCCCTGTCCTCAAGGCGTACAATCTGCATGGCATCGGCGGGACTCTCAAAAACTACGTGAGGCTGCTGACTGCGCCCCCTCACCTCGTAGGGCACGAAGATGTCGGCCTTCGTGGCCAGCGACTTCATGCTCTTGAAGCGGGCTGCAGGGAGCGCACGCTGCGCCTCCAGCCAGTCGTTCAGGGTGAACTCATCCAGCGGTTTGTTCAGCGGCATCGTCCTGCCCCTCCTCGGGCTCGTCGTCAATGAAAAGGCTCTCGTCGGGCGCGTAGTTGTCGTAGGCCGTCATGGTGAACTCCAGCGCCACACCATAGAAGTTATCCGCCAATGGGCCTACGGCGAAGATGCTGGTCGTCCTCGGCATCCGGACGTAGCGGCGGAAAAGCACATTGCGCACGGCGACGGCCAGCGTCCGGCAATCCTGCATGGCCGCATGTACCGTATCGAGGTGGTCGTTGTCGGTGGCCTTGGCCAGGATGACGAAGAACTTCCAGTCGTCCTTCAACCCATCGGCACCGAAGCCCTGCGTGTCCATCTCGCCGCTGTCGACGGCAATGAGCACCGTGCCGCTCACCGCGCTCAGCCTCTCCTCAATGTCTGCCAGCCACTCCGTGCCGCTGGCCTTGAAGAAGCGCTGACGCTGGTCGGTGTGTCCCACGGCACGCAGCTTACGCGCCATCTCCTCGCAAAACTCATAGTGGTTGTAGTCCATTGCTTTGTTCTTTTTGAGCAAAGATAGCAGGAACTTACAGGCTGACGAAGGACAAAATCAAACCTCACACGTGCGATGCTGTCCGAGGGCCGCCGAACGCTCACACTCTCCGTATTCTTTGCCCGTTGCCATGACTGCCCATGGCCCGACTTGACATGGACTGCACTGCATAGGTGTTCATCCATTTACGCCGCGAAGGTAGCGCATCCTCTCCGAGACCGTCAAGGGTGAATGGAACACGCTGAGAAAAATTTGAAAAACTTTTCCGCTGAAAACTTTTGAAAATTTTTCCGCGTGCCCTTGACGCTCCTCCGCTGCTGCGCTTGTACCTGCAGCGTAAATGGGAATGAACCCTATGTTCAGCAGCCCATTGCATCAAGTCAAACCATTTAATCATTACAATCATGGCAACAAAAGCAAAGAAAGAGAGTGTCAACAAGCGTGCAGCAACCCCACAGACGGCATCCGCCAAGCCACAAGGCGGCTCTGATCCTCGTCAGGCCACCAAGTTTCTGAACCCCTTCGCGCTCACGCCCAAAGAAGAACGACGCAAGAAACTCCACGAGCTTACGGATAAGCTCATCGAGGAGGCGAAGGGCACGGGCGACAGCTCCAACCGCAACCAGCTGCTGCTGCGCTACTACAGGGAGCAGTGCGGCGCGACAGTCCTCCGCACCATGGAGGCCTGGGCTGAGCAGGGCAAGCGCATCCGCAAAGGCGCCAAGGCGTTCCTGCTCTGGGACAAGCCTCAGGCTTCCGCCGACGGGAACGGCGACACCGGCAACTTCTTCCCGATGAAGTTCGTCTTCGACATCAGACAAGTCTATTCCTACAACGGATAATACGTACACGGGCGGGCCGAAAGGCTCGCTCTTACTATTGACAGCCATGCTCAGATACGCACTACACGACTACTGGCCCAAGCGGCTGCTCCGTCGCGCCTCCTTCGAACAGCTGGAGACCAGACGGAGGATCCTCGCCTTTAAGGACGGACGGAGGAACGCCTCGGCATGGGCGGCAAGAGAGGTGGCGCAGGCTCTCGCCGCCATCAACCTGCACGAGACCGTCATCGCCTGCTGCCCCGCCTCGTGCCAGCGGACAACATGCCGCAGGTACCGCAGGTTCTCGGCGGAGCTGTGCCGGTTATGCGGAGCCGCTGACGGGTTCAGCCACATCGAGGTGACCGGCAAGCGGGAAAAGGTGCACATCTGCCGACAGACAAGGACAGCAGAAGGCCGAGCGGAAAACGTAAGCATCGATGCGTCCTTCTTCCAGGGCAGGAAGGTCATCGTCATCGACGATATCTGCACAACGGGCAAGACCGCCGACGCGTTCATCGAGCTGCTGGAGAAGGCCGGAGCTGAGGTGAAGATGGCTGTATTCCTTGCAAAGACAAAACGTTTCAAACCATACTACAACTAATTCAGAAACCATGTATAAGATAAGGATAGTCTATAACAAGAAAGGAAACAAGAAATACTGCGTCTATCGGGACGGCAAGCTGAAGTACTGCAGCGATACGCTCGAGGACGCCCAGCGGGTTTGTCAGATGTTTCATAATTACTTCAGATGGGTAGGCGTGGCCATATAGCCTGAATGATTGCCGAGCCTGTCACTGGCCGTTGCTTCGCCCGCCTCCTATCAAGGGACATGCCCTTGAAGGGAGGGGCCGAACAACGGCTTACCCGTCTCTCTGTTAGTACAAAGTTACGGCGTCCGGCCGACACGGCCAAAACGGTCTGGAAAAGCTTTGCAGGGAACCCACCATTTTTTCCAAGAAAAAATCGTTACCCCTTCAAAGTTTTTCCAGCTGCGATTTTGGCGCCAGTCTGCCGGAGGTAAGGGAAGCGGCAGCGGACAAGCCGCCGCCGTTTCCCTTACTGGCGCCGTCGTGAGAGTACAAACAGAGACGACCGTTCAGGGTTGCATCTGTTAGAAAATTTATTGTTTAACCCTTTAATCCCAACACTTATGGAAAAAAGGAAAAGCGCTCTGCTGGAAGTAGCGCCCAGCAAGTTCTATGTGATTTCGGGACACCAGGACTGGCCCGAAACGTTCTTCATGGTCTTCTTCACGGAAGAAGAGGCAAACAAGGCTGCTGAAGCCGAGGCAGACAACAACTGCTGGAGCTACGTGGCCACGAAACTGCCAAAGTCCAACAAACCCTATCATCAGATATGGTAACCACAACGGAGGGCAGCCGCAAGGCTGTCCTCTTCATTTCATTCGTTTAACCTTTTAATTCACTACATCATGGAAAAGAACATCACAACAATCAATGACTACGTCACCGTCACGGAAACGCACTACCACATCTGCTTCAATGGATGGACACGCGCAACAAAGGTATCGGTTACCTACGCTTCCTTCAGGGATGCTTACGAAGCTTTCGTCGAGGGAAGGATGCAAACCGTAAGAAAGAACCTCGAGTCCCGAAGGGACAGGTTCTCCATTCAGCTCAGCTGGGACATGCCCGTCATAGGCAAGTACGACCACAAGCACAGCTTCAGGAGTTAAGACAGGGACGGCCGGAAGGCCGTCTCTTTTTTTATTCGACGGGAGGAAAAAAGGGCGGCGCCCCAAGTGGCAAAAGGAAAGCCAAGGGCGCCGCATCCCAACACTTGGCGCAAAGATAATGCTTTCCTCCAACATGGGGAAATCTTTTTCCTCATTTATTCAGATTTATGCTGCGGAACATACAAAAACCCCGGCGGACTGACCGTCGGGGCACGCGGAACTTGCCGGAACCTGAATGGGGCGTAATAATCAAACAAACTTCACGGAGTTCAAGTCCTGCGCAAAGGCATGGATGGCCGTTTCCATCTTCGCCACCGTGCGGGGCGAGGGATTGCGGCGGCCAGTGACGTAGTGCGACAGCTGCTGCTGATTGATACCCGTCAGACGTGACAGACCGGCCAGCGAGAGAATCTTTGAATAATAGGAGAGGAACGAGGCCATATCATACTTATACACCATCTCCACCTCGGTGAAGGGCTTGCCGTGAGCTGCGTACACACGCTTGATGTCCTCATATCCTCCCTCAAAACACTTCATGGCCTCCTCTACGGTGTTACCAGTACCCGTCACGAGATAGCCCAAATCATCCGCATCGCTGTAGATGCTGTACGTGCCATCGGAAGCACGTTCAATTACTGCATTAACCTTTCTCATAGTTTCCATTTTTTTGATTCTGTAACCCATATTGTGCAGGCTTGGGGCTATTTCAGCCCCGCCGCCCTCTTGATGCTCTTCAGCGTTCCCGTTGCCACTTCCTGTGAATGATGATGGCTCATTGGGAAGTATTCGCCTGTTTTCGGATTCAACCAAAGCGGATGCCCCGCCTGTTCTTCACCCGTCGGATAGCACCCTGCCTTCCTGACCAGTTTCTCGAGCTCGCTGTACTTCATTGTCGTTGTCTGTTTGATTATTACTCTGCAAAGGTAATGATATTAATTTTAATAGCAAAACTTTTCGGCAAAAAAGTTGCGACAATTCTATTTTTTAACATTTCAACGGGCGGCTGGCTGGTTGCATGTTCAGCTGCTGAAGCCGAGGACGGCGGCGAGCCGCCGCCTCCACTCCGGCAGCATAGAGCGGTGTCATCGAGCGCGTCGAGATTCAAATCCGAGGCGTTCCGCTACGCTCCGCTTCGGATTCTGAACTTCGCCACACACGATGCGTTGTGAGGGCGCGGGTCGTGGCGGTGGGCTGGCCGTTCGCTTGGTGTTCGCCGTTCGCCACAAGCAGCAGCACGCGAAGCGGTTACGCCGTTACATATTGCAGCGCGCGCGCATGTTCGCCCGAAACGCCCCACGAGGGCGGCGCGCGGTTCCGTGAGGGAACAAGGGAAGAAAGCGTTCTTCCCTTGACCTTACTGAATTTAAAACTATCTTTTTAGTTATACGCAAGGCGGGAACTGGGTGCGAACAGGCACGAGCGAAAGCCTAAAGGGCCGCTATACGGTTCCCGGGGCATCGGAAACCGCACAAAAAAGGCAGGAGCAACCCGTGCTCCCGCCCACTCAAAAACACATGAAAAACATTCTTGCGTTCGCCCCAGGCCTGCATCACTGCTGTCCTACGGCTGGGTCACAAAATCAATTACTTTATTAACCCATTTCCCATTGCTTAACTAAATCACTTATGAGACAGACTTCGTTTCATTTCTTCGGCCTTGCGGATAGACTCGTCCATGGAGAACATGGCATCAAGCAGGAGGCCGCTGCGCACGGCCTGCTTGCGTGTCATGTCGCCGTCGGCCAGGGCGTCGATGATGCGCTGCTGCTCCTCGAAGATGTTGCCTCCATCCTTACCTGAACCGCTGAATACACGGGGGAAGATACGACGGAGTGCGCCCAGACTGCCAATCCAGTACCAGAACATCACCGTCTGGTGCTCCTTGGGGAGACGGGAGAGACGGCGGGCATCGGCTTCTATCCGCTCAGGGTCGAAGCGACGGCGGCGGTGCCACAGGCAGGCCAACAGCTGAGGGAACACTTCCGGATGGGTGCCAAGCTGCGCCATATAGGTGTTGGCATAGACGAACTGGTCATAGGTGACATGCTCAAAGAGGTCGCCAGGACCGCGGAAGGCATAGAGGCCATCGGTGAGGTGAGGGTAGGGGTCGCGGGTGATCCCGGAGAGAACGACGAACGTGCCCGGCTTCCCCTCCACCTCTCCGAAAAGGAAGTCGTAGGCTGCCGTGAGCTGGGCCATCTCCTCGGTGGTGATGACACCACGACGGAAGCGCCAGACAAAGCGGAAAGTGTCGTCCCCAACCTTACGCGTAATGCGCAGGCCAAGCAGGTTGAGGACGATGTAGAGTTTGGCCGTCTCGACGGGCATGGCCTTACTGGAGACATGGGCAATGAGCTCCAGCTGACCGGTAGTGAACTCCTTCCAGTCGGACGGCAATTGTACTGTCTTGTTTCCTATGACAACAGGGCGCGGCATGGCTTATCCGTAAAGGTTGAAGATACGCTTGTGGGGTCCGTTCCATTCATCGGCGCACGATGAGCGTTCAATACCCAGCTCCTCGGCATTCTCCTCCATTAGGGAGTGGATTTCATCAAGTGCCTGGGCCGCCATGGTGGCATACCAGTTCCCCGTATCCTCGATGTCGTCATACAGGGGACGCAGGACGGGCTTCCACTCCACAGCACCGGGACGGCCGCGCTGCTGGCGCGTGGTCATGGTGGTGTGAATCTCGGCACAACGGTAAGCAATGTAATCCCTGCAGACGGACCCGAGTGTGGCAAGAAGCTCACTGTCCGGACTGAAGAGACTGTCGAACAGCGTAGCCCCGATATCCTTGCGCAAGGTCGACTGCACGCCTCTCATGATAGGCACCAGCTCAAAGAAGGCAATATAGTTGCCATCAAGGCTGACGCAGAGCTCAAAGGAGTCGATGTCATGGATGAGCAGCTTCTTCAGCTCCTTCAGACGACGGCACGAGGTGTAGTCCAAATTGGACTCAAGGACGTAGCGGATAGCGTCGGAGAGCGCCGCAAGACCGCGCTGCTTCAGATTCTGCTTGGCAGCGGCAATCTTGGCGTCGCTGGCAGGGCTGCGCTTGCCCTGGTCGTTCTGCACGGTGATGCCCGAGTCTCCGATGCTGATGCTCATCTCATCGGCCGACAAATAGACGGCCAGCGGGCCGAGAGCGCGGCGGACATGCTCCCAGAAAACCGTGTTGTTGTCCGCGACTCCGGAGAGAAACGATGCGCTGAAATAGCTCAGCAGAAACATCTGCCATGCACTGTCGAGGTAGGGCAGCATGGAGGACCAGGGTATGCTGGCGTTGATCTTGACAACGGAGCGCATGGCCTCCGCGTCGGTGAATAGTGTCTTGCTTGTCATGAGTCCTTGGTGTCTTGGTTAGTGTCAGGCCTGATGCCCTTCTGCTTGACGGCTCCGCTGTTGGCATCAAGCACGGTCAGCTGCAGGTTGGCAATGGAGAACTCGAGGTCATCGTCCCAGCCGTTCATTGCCTTGGCGTAGTAGAGGGGCTGCACAACCAGCTGCTGGAGATACTTGCTCAGCGCCTGCTGGATGGTGAACAGCTCGCGGGCCTCGGTGCCATTGATGGTCTTGCTCTTGCCCGGGCTGTTGCCGAGGATGCTGCTGTGAACGCCCATGCCGTAGCAGAGGACGTTGCTGCTCTCCTCACTGTCCTCGATATAGTCACCGCCCTTCTTGCGCTCGTCAATCTCCTCAATGATGATATCCTTCATCTCGCCACCCTTCATCTGATTGTATTCGAAGTGGCTCAGGAGAGACGTACCGGCATTCTCCTCTCCTGCAAGGAACTTGTCAAGCTCATCCATGAACTTCTTACGGACAGCCTTCTTCTTCTCATCGGTGTCGGCGGCATGGTCCTTGTACAGCTTCTCATAGAAGCTCTCCTTCACATAGACTACATGACGGGGCACCATCTCGTTATGGATGATGGATTTCTTGAAGTTGATGATGCTGTTGCTGAAGTCGTACCAGCCGGAGTCGAACACGCTCCACCAGTAGGGACGGGAGTAGTAGAACCGCCCGGAGGTGGGCAATGAGAGCATCTGAACAAAACGGCGGTCGCCCGTGGCCTGCTGCTTGCCGTCCTCATTGGGCACCATGCCCATCCGGCTCTTCAGGTCGTAGAGCGGAAAGTTGCGGTCAAGGAGCGGAGTGGCAAGGGTCTCGGTGCTGCTCTTCCTGTTCCAGTCCACACAATAGCCGTGCCATCGGCTGTGACCCTTCTTGTCCTGCTTGCTGATGAGACTGTAGCAGGCTTCCCGTGAGCGGAGCTGCACCAGGTTATGGCCGCCCTTGTCTCGGTCGAAGACGTACTCGACAAAGGCATCGTTGTAGATGCGGAGGTCGTTGATCAGCTCCATGATGAAGCGGTTGATGTCATTCAGCTCCAGGAACTCAAAGACCTTCGGCTGCTCACTACGCAGCACCTCATCGACATGGATCCTGCCGTCCTCAGCGCGGTACCGGCGGAGAACCTGAATACCCTCGCCGTAGGCAATGGAGGTCTTGAAGTCGAGATTGCTGCTGATGGTGACGTTCTTGCCCGACTTGCGGATGATGTCAAGTGGCAGAAGACGGCCACCACCGCGCGGCATGAACTCCACCTGCTTGTTCATCCCCATGGGCGTCACCTCGTAGCCATGGATGTCAAAGTCGGGGATGGTATCGGTCGTGTCGAACGACAGAAGTACGCTGTTGGAGTGACCCAGCAGAACATAGTTCCCGAAGTCCTGAACGTGGGTTTTCTTCATATCAATGATAGACTTTCTTGTTGTTGAACATAGTGATTAAGCAGGTGCGCACCTTGCGGGGATGGAGATACTGGGGCGCTTGGATGTTGACCGTGCCACCCGCACTGTGGCGGGAGGTCATGCGACAGCCCTTCCAGGTGACGAAGGCTTTGTCGCTCCGGCTCCAGAAGGTCAGCGAGAAGGAGCGGCTGCGCTCCATCTCCTCCAGCATCTTGCTATGCTTAATATAGCTTTCCATCATGCAAGGCGCATCGCATCCTGTAGATAAGGGTTAGTACAATCATGACGACAGCCGTTGCCGCAATAAACAGCATCAGGAACAAAAAAAACGTGAGTACGCATCCTGCGGTTCCTGCCTGGACATCCTTCGTCCCCGGCTGCTTGGCTTCCTCCTGCACGGCAGACAAGGTGTCGGACTCAACAACGGTGGCAATACGGATATCCTCGCGCTCCGACAGCATATTCTCAATGGACTTCATCAAGGCCGTGCGCTCCATCAGCCGCGTGGTCATGCGCCTGCGCTCTGCCGAGGTCAGCACGGCACGGGCGCCGATGGTGTCCCACGTGAGGGCAATGACCTCCACCTCCAGCGTGGTCTCTGCCTCTGTCTCGGATGCCGTGTCAGCCGTTGTAACGAGTACTGTCTGGACGGAGCACGCGGTATCCACTTCGGACACTTCGCGCTCCGCACGGACAGACGCAGCGGTTCTCTTCACAGAGCGACCGCTGCCACAGGCAAAGCAGAAGCAAAGAAAGACGAGAAGGCAGGCTGCTATTGATGTTTTATTCGGTTGGCACATGAAAGGTCGTAACATTTGAGTTTCTTGAGTGAGTCAATTTCACGCTCCAGCTTCTCAATCTTCTTCAGAAGCTCATCCATCTGGGCCGTCAGATCCTCCTTCTGGCGTTTCTTCTCTTCACGGAGATCATTGATGGTCTCCTGATAGACATCCTGAACACTCTTCATGGCGTCGGCACGTGCCTTCGAACGGATGCTTGGCAAGGTTATCAACGTTATCAGTCCGCCGCCGGCAATGAAGGTGATGATGAGGGTAAGTATTTCACTAAGCATCTCTGTGACTTTTTCTTTTCAAAAGTACTACCAAGACTATGTCTTGGAAAGGACAAATCAACGGCCGAGCCAGGTGATGGCCTCGCCGCTGAAACCGCCGTCCTGATAGTAGTAGTTCATGCCGTACCACAGCGTATCAAAGGCATCCGTCACATGTGTCTTGTATTCATCGGGGTTGTCCGGCGTGTCCTGCGTCCCTTCAGGAGTCTTGTCCTTCTCAAAACCGTTCTTACCCTGCTTGATGCCCGTCTGTTCCATGGCGAGCTTCAGGAACTCGTTGTTGATGGCATTGAAGCGGATGGCCAGGTAGTTCGGATCACCCTTCAGCGAGAGGTCGATGCCCTCATGCTTCCAGGCATGCTGCGGCGGCTGGCCGACAAAGACCATGGTGACACGCCAACCGTTCTCCTCAAAGACACGCCTGATCAGGTCGGCATAGCTCTCGCTGGTGCTGCCCGTCTCCCAGACAAAGGTGGTGTCATAATAGACCGTGCACTCATGGTTGAGCTTCGGGGCATAGTAGTCACAGATATCCTGCACCAACTCTTGCAGCTTGCGCGGCGTCTTGACATAGAAGCTGTGCAAGACCTTCATCGTATGGCCGTCCTTCTGCGCCACGACGGCACTGTTGATGGCCGCATTGGAGTCAAAGGCAAGGTGAAGGGGACGCGAAAAGTCAACATCATCGTCACCGAGACAATTGGAGGCCGTCGCCTGAAGGGTCTTCCAGTTCCTCGGCAGATTATCTATCGTCCCGCTGTCTGAAGGTATATAGAAATGGACGTTGTCGTCCAAAGCGGAGTAGAATCCATTGGGCACCTTGAAGAGACGCTCATTCAGGAAGGCCGTCCTCCAGATGAGCGGGGGACTGTCTCGGTACATCTGCCAGATGTAATCCTCTCCGACGACCTCGAGGTTGTCGAAGATGTCATACTCGCCATAGAATACCGTGAACTCGCGCGTCTTGCCCTTCTGCCTGATGACGGGGGGCTGGAACTTACGGGCAAGGTCAAGATCCTTGCGCAGCAGGCGGACACAGCGCTCGCGGTACTCCTCACTGATGCCCTCCGCACGCTCCATCATCTTCAGCTGACGATAGAGGTTCCTGATGTAGTTGATGTGTCCGGCATCCATCTCCTCCTCCTTGTCCAGGATCCAGCGGCCCCGGCTGGAGGTGGGCATATCGGTCGTGTAGCAGACACTGTGATGATGGGGACAGTTGCCGAAGTACTGCTCGTTGCCTCGGTTGGCCGGGTTGACCTCACTCTTGATCTTCTCGTAGTCGAGGAACTTGGCCTCCGGGCCAATCACCCAGTCGAGACTCATGGAGTTGGCACTCATGCCCTGATTGAAGGAGAGCACCACGACAAAGGTGCCGTTCCAGAAGTGCATGCCGTTCTTATAGGCATCCATCAGAATCGGACGCTTGGGCTGCGCGAAGTTCATGCTCGGAGGTGCCTTGTGACCGACGACATAGTGAACACCCTCGATGTAGCCCCATGTCTTCAGGGCGTGACAGATGGCGGGAAGCGTGTTGTTCCAGGCCTTGCTGTAGGTGGGGGAGAGCAGGGCACCGGTGCTGCCGGGCATCTCCCAGACGTTGCGGAGGATGAAACGGGCATCGACGCCTTCGCTCTTGCCGGTACCGCGGCTGCAGACCAGGTACTCATCGTGCGCGCCGATGGCCATGGCGGCACGCTGCATCTTGTTGAAGAACTTCTTCTGGACGTCGGCCGCACGCTTGCGGAACATCTGCTCGTCAATCATCGGCCACCTCTTCGTATTGGGCATCCTCGGCCTTGCTGCCGAGTCCGAGGAACAACTCACGCAGCCGCTTTCTCCGTGCCTCCAGCTCGTCGGTGGGTATGGCCTTCATGCCCTCAATGAGCGTCAGGTCGTCGCTCGGCTCGAAGATGGGAGGCAGCATCTCCGACCAGTCCATCGCTTCATCGTCCTTGTCGCAACGGGTATACTTGCCCAGCTTGTCGAGGGCTGCAGCTGCGCCCTTGCTGTCCTCCTTGCGCATGGCCATGGCGTATATCTCCTTGGCTCCCTCAATAATCAGATGACGGTACCAGTTCTTGCCGGCCAGGGCAATGTTGCCCGTAATCTTCGTGATGGCCGCCACATCACGGTAGGCCTGACTCTTCCCGACGGGCTCACACATCCCATTGCACCCGTGCATGAGGAAATCCACGATTTCCTTGTCAGGGGTGAGCGGACTGTCCATCTTACGCGTTATACACAGCTCATAGCGACGCTTCACCTGCATCTCTGTAGGCGTAAGCACGGTGCAGGCCGAGGTGTCCTTGAACAAATACTGTGTGATATCGCGGCGACTCATAGGGTATCGTATTCCTTCAGATAACTGTCTGCAAGCGGCTGGGCAGCGGGACTGCCCTTGATGGCAAACTGCACCACCTTCTTCCGCAGCTTCAGCTTGGTCGTGAGACGACCTTTCCTATAGGCATTGACAAGCGGCTCATCAATGCCGTTCTTGATGGCATAGACGAAGGTATCTGCTTCTGCAGGGGTCATCCCAAGGAGTATCGCCACTTCTCGCGCAGGCATGAGCGCAGCGGCCATATCCTCTACCTTCTCCAGGGTATCGTCATCATGCGATATCGACGGGCAAAGCGTCCCCGTAGATGGATTCAAAGCAGTCTCTGAAGTATTCATAGTGTCTTCCTGAAGTGAAATAAAAGCCGCTCTCATAGCGGATGGCCCTGTTAAGGTTCGCAGAACCGACAATGCCGAACTGGTAACGGTCGTTCTCACAGAGCAGCACCTTCGCATGGGTGTGCTCAATGCGGATGTCCGGGGTAATCTCCAAAGCAAAGAGGAGCAGGTCTATCTTGTGGCGCTGGATGCTGAGGTCGAGAAGCATCTTCATGGAAAGCATGTCATCCGCCTCACTGAAGGCTCTCAGACTCTCTTCGCTGATGTTATAGGACATCAGCCGTACGTCTGCAGGGCCAATGGCATCCAACAGAACGGGCAGCACTTCATGTACTGCCCATTCTCCTCTCTGCACAAAGGGTTCAATCACGCCGGGCAGCAAGGCCAGCGGAAAGAACTGATCAAGAAGCCGCTTCCTCATCGGCAATCCGTTTCCTCAGTTCCTCCATCTCCTTCTCGTAGGCGGCAAGGCGCTCACGGGCCTTGGCTGCAGCTTCAGCGTTGCCCTGCTCCTCGTACTTCGCCACGAGGTTCTTGTTGTTGCGGATGTTATCACGCAGCTTCTTCTCGCGACGCATGAGCTCCATGCCATTGACGACATCGTTCTCTTCCTTGGGCACGGCCTGCTTGCCGTCCGCCCAGGCGTCCAGCTCATCCCAGAGCTGGCGGAGCTCGTCGTCAATCCGGCACAGCTCATTGGCCATGTCAGCGGCTTCGTCTCCGTCCGTGGCAGAGAGCTCCGCATGCAGCTTCGCCTTCTGAGGCATCAGCTCCCTGATACGGTCGTACTTCTTGCGCAGCTGGTCGGGAAGGTCGGGATAGTTGACAACCTTGATGCCGTGACCGGGACGCTCTATGCGGACGACGTCGCCAGTCTCTCCCTGACGGGAAGGGCCGGCAGACGATGAGACAACGAACTCTCTCCTGAGCCGCTCCTGATAGGGGAGGGGGTTGGAACTGATGACCTGCGCCAGACGCCCCAGCTTATTCCACAGCATATTGGCATGCACGTCCGCTGCCGGTACCGTGCTCACCTCATGCAGGAACAGCCCATAGCGGTTCTTCATCTCCGCATCCGCAAGGATGTCAAAGAGCACAAGACCCTCGGCGTAATCACGCCGAGGACCTTGTAACCATTGATTGAGTCTTTCGCGGACTGTCATGGCGGGTCAGTTTAGTTGGCTGGCGCGTACGCCAGAACTCCCGTCGTCTCGTTCACGGTGAACGGAGTACCGAGGTAGACCGCAGGCTGGTTGCTGGGAGCCGAGAACTCGAACTTATGTCCGCGCAGGTCGGCACGGGCGCCGCCACCCTCCATGCTCGGAGAGATATGGCAGGGGAGCGCAGGCGTGCCAATCATCTGCTGCTTGCCGTCAGGATCAGCAATGATGACGATGCAGGGACGGTTCTTGATGAAGGCAGAGAAGCCTGCCACATCCTCATCGTTGCCGGGGTAGAAGAATTCGCCATGCTGCCTGTAGCTCTTTCCATCTATCTCACCCACGGATTCTGCCTGGAATGTAACTTTTTCCTCGGTGGAGTAGATGAAGATAGGCTCGTACTTGGTGTTGCCTGATCCGATATTCTTGAAGGTGAACTGCCCCGCAGCTGTCACGTAGTCATCGTAGTCTGCAGGCGTGGAGGGGAGGGCGGGAGCTGCCGAGATGTATTCCAGAGGAATGACGGCGGCCCAGTTGGAGTAACCGCCCATGTTGTTCTTGCCCTGCTGATAGAGAAGGGCACCGAAGGCGGCGGTGGTGACAGCATCGGCAGTAACGCCGGTGGCATAGGCGAACTGCACGGTCAGGGCAACGGCAAGCAGGCCTACAAAGACAAGGAGGATTTTCTGAAATTTCTTCATAGTGGTTTCGTTGAAGTGGAGGGCTGCAGAACAGCCCTCCGGGTTAGACATCTTTTCCGTTTTCCGGTTCTATTGGGCGGTGTAGGTGGCCGTCTTGGCGACATCCTCACCTGCCTTGACGGTGATGCTGATGTCGGAGGGAGAGGTGTAGCCCTCTACAGCGTCGAACTTGATGGTGTAGCTGCCAGGAACAAGACCAAGCAGGTACTGACCAGAGCTGCGGCGCTGGGTGTAGCCTTCGAGGTACCAGCGGGCACCCGAAGGACCGGTGATGGTGACCTTGACCGCACCCGTGGAGGCGTAGTCGCCAGCGAGATCCAGGCAGGTGTTCGTCTGGTCGTTGACGCGGAACAGCTTCTCGTGCCAGTCGCGGAGACGGGTACCATAGGAGGCCTGCAGCCAGAACTGGGCGATGTTGGGATCCTCGAACGGAGCGCGCACCTGCACGAAGTTGGCGGCTTCCTGGGTGTTCCAGCCCAAGTCAAGAAGACCGGGCTTGATGAGCATGACGCGGTGGCCGGTACCGAGAGCAACATGGGTGATGAACTCCAGACCAGGGCAGAGAGCATCCTGACGGATCTGCTCCTTCACCTGATCCATGGTGGGCATCTGGAAGGCCTTGACCTTGTTGCGGTAGGCCGCACGGACGTTGACGAGGACGTTCTCGGTGATGTAGAGATGCGGTGTTCCACCGATGTTGCTGCGCAACATGTTGTGGGCTCCACCGATGAAGTCGACGAGGTTCTCGTAGGCTGCCGTATCGCTGCTGTCCACAGGAGCATCGAAAGCACCGGTGGGGGCGAAGTTGCCGCGGGCAGCGGTGAGCTTGCCGGCAGTGATGAGTGTATCGATCTGGCTGTTGTAGCCATAGAAGCACGAAAGGGCGTTGGTGCCGCTCGTGTTGCGCTCTGCAGGGAACAGAGCAAACATCACGTCCTCGGCGTGGGTCTTCACCATCGTCTGGAGGATCTTGTACTCCAACGGATGCTGCTTCGTCTTGTTGTCGAAAGGCTTGCCGCCCAGGAACTGGACGTCAGCTTCCTTGTAGTTGGTGATGTTGTCCTTCGCCTTGAAGACGGTCTCATAGACCACGAGGTCAGAGTGCTCGTAGGCGAGCAGGTCGTCCTTGTAGGTGATTTCAGCACCGGGGACGTAGGGCATGGTGCCGCCACTCTTGCGGCGCTCCAGATGGATCACGTCCTTCATGTCCACCTTCTGCACATTCAGCTTGAGAGCCTTAATGGCCTCGGTCAACGAATAGACCGCGAGCTGGCGGAGAAGCGGATCGTACTTTTCAGCGGCCTTCTGAAGGCCGGTAACGGTAACAATGTTAGCCATAATGACAGGTTAAAAGGTTAGTTGTTGTGTCAGTCAAGCATTCCAAGCTTACCGGCGGCGTCAATGACGCTCTGGTAGTCATCGTGCTCCTTGGCGTAGGCAAGCAGCTTGTCCACGTCGTCAATATCCCCTTTGTCAAGGGGCTCCGTGTCAGAGTGAAGATCGGGACTGTCGGTCGCGCTCTTCTTCAGGTTCTCCACTTGCTGCTTAAGGGCCGCATCACTGGCCTTCAGCGTGGCAATCTCGCTGTCCTTGGCAGACAGTTCCTGCTGATGGCTGGCCTTGGCGTTGGCAAGCTCCGTGGTCTTGGCCGCCAGCTCGGCGGTCTTCGAGTTCACTTCACCTTGCAGACGCTCCAGCTCAGCATCGAGGGACTTCAGCTGCTCATCAGTCAGCTCCGTCTCCGATGCCTTCTCCTTGGGGATGCCAAAGAAAGCCAGCACGGCAGAAAGGGTTTCTTTCAATTTCATCGGCTGATTGGATTTAAGGGTTTGTAATGAGGGTATGAAATTCACGTCGTTCTTCAGGGATAGCGCGAGAGTGTTGTCCGAGGGACCATAGAGGCGGACAGCATTGGCATTGGCAGGGATATCGACAAAGCTGGCCTCCAGCAGCTCCCACTCCGTCACCGTCTCACGCGTCTGACCGGGGAGGAGAACGCTCGCGTCCTTGGACGTGGCGATGACAGACAGGCCGATGGAGGTGGCGTTGATCGTTCCTTCCTCAACCTTCTTGCAGATCAAGATGGACAGCTCTTCGGCAAGGTCGAAGAAAGGCTTGGCGGAGATGACGCCGTCCTTCACCTCGATATCCTCCCAGTGACCGATGGGCTTGGACTCGCCCCAGTACTGGCAGCCTTCATCACGGAAGTGCATCCACAGCATGACCGGATTCTTCATGAAACGGTCAAGACGGCCTCCTGCCGTGAGTACACGGAAGCCGTAGCTGTTCAGGGAATCGTCCGTCAGGACGAACCGTTTGTCAAGTTTCTTTCCCATGCATCAATTTTTGATGCAAAGATAGAAGCCTGACCAGCGCAGGGAAAGGACAAAGATTAGTGAAGTCCCTGATAGGGAACGCTCGAAGTGAGCGTCAGACGGTAGGAATGACCGTCCTCAGCCGACTGCCCGGGCACACGCACCAGCGACCCGTGCATCGGCCACTCACGCGTACCATATAGTATAACGTCTCCGTTGGCATAATACACACGGAGCAGACAGCCGTTCGTGGCTGCCTGGGAGACATAGGCGAACAGTCCCGAGGCTCCGGTACCATACATGTTGAGCGTGACATCCGTCTGCAGCAGCTGTCCTGCATCGCTCTCCTCAACATGGGGGTCAACTGTCGAACGCAGCTGCGACAGTGGCAGCGACTTCCATGAGGCGCCCGATGCCAGGACAAGCGAACTCACATAGCCATTGGTGAGGGTGACCGATGTGACGTCCGCAATACTTACCACGTCGGCGGAAAGGATGCCGCCAAGTCTGTTCTCAACTTCCATAGTAATGACTGCTACGGGTGGTGAGGCAAGGATGCCTCTGTTTTCATTTTCCATATCGTATAGAGTAATAAACCGATTCCGTACAACTGTCCGCGATTTTCAGAGGACAAAACAACCGAAAAAATACATGACAGATTTAAGTGATTTTTGCAGAAATCTAACCAATTTAGATTATTTTAACGATTGCTTCCGCTCCTTCTTTCTCATCCTCCAGCGCTGATAGTTCTTCAGTATCGCATCTTCCGTGGAGAGCGTCAGCTCATACTCGTTGATGAAGCTCGCAGCTGCATCGATGATCCTGTCACCATACACGTGGATCCGCCGCTCCATGTAGCGGTGACAGTCGCTCCAGTACATCACATAGACCGCACTGGACACCTTGCTCCTGGCATGGCGCGACAGACCATAGTTGCACCGCGGCCTGCGACAACCCGACTTGGGCGAGGGATTGGGCAGGATGACCTCCAGATTCCAGTCTTCCGACGGCTCCATTGCCTCACCACGCATGCTCATCAGCAGCAAGTCGTAGAGGGGAGAGGAGGGCGGCAGCTTCACCAGCCCGGGCTCGGCAGCCGGGTAACGCTTCTGAAGGTACTCGGAAAGGTAGGGCTTAAGGGTAAATTTGACGGTTCTCATAGGCACATATATCGCACAAAGTTACTGAATATCTTTTGAAAAAGCAAATGTTTTCACCTTTTTTTCTTTGAAAAAACGCTTTTTAATACAGTCTGTACATACCACCCGTTCAAAAATAGGGGGTGAAAATCGTGCTTTAAACTTTTTTGTACGGATGGCCTGCGCGATGCATTGATATACATTCGTTTAAGTGCCGTACTATTTTTGTACGAAAGCGCACTGCCCCGTACTTTTTCAGGGAATCGTGCAAATCGTGCGGAATCGTGCAAAATAGTGCGAAAATAGTACGGCCTTTTCTCGTTGATATATATAACGTTAGGCAAAACGCGTACGAAAGTACGATTTTTTTTTAATTTATGGGGTAGGGTACTTTTGAAAAAAGGAAAAATTTAAAAAATAATATAAGAGCGCCCGCTGATTCGCGAACGCTCCTGGCAGGTTCCTCCCCCCGCTCCCCCTCTCCAGACAGCCATGACGACTGTACTGTTGTCCAAAAGGTTTTGTTATAAAAATGGGGTTGCAAGGGGAAGCGCGACTTAAAAGACCGGAGGAGGCGTTTCGAAAAATGTATTGTCAACACAGTTCCAACCAAGACGATGCCGAACAGTGAAGAATGCCAGGCGTGCAATGTCATCGTCAATATTGCCGGATTCAAGATGGATGAAACC